GCGGCGGTAGCTCCCGGTCAGGTAGAGCTACCGCCGACATTGGAGCCGCGGTGAACGATGACAGGCTAACCAGCCTAAACGAGCGAGACTTCCGCATCCAGCGGGATCGAAGTTCCGCCACCACCAGGAGTGGCTACGAACGCCACGGAGGTGATCGAGACATCAGTCTTGAACTCGCCCGTGTAGTCGAGATAATTGGTGGCCACGGATGCCGGAATCGTTGCAACAGTCCAGGTGTTCGTGCCATCGGAGACGGTGACCTGAAGCGCGAGAGTCGGTGTCCCTACCGCGCCGGCCATGCGCAGATGCCACTTGCCCGAGGTCGGAGCCGGACCGCCGTTGAGGTTGAACGCGGTGCCGCCGGTTGAAGGCGTGGTGGCCGTCGCGCCGATCGTAAGCGTGACTGCGGCCGTGGTGGTGGGAGTCTGAGTCGCAGCCCCGTAGAATGAAGGCGAGCCGAACCCCGGCATGCACTGAGAAACTGGATTTTGAAAAGGTAGCGCCATGGGAATTCTCCTTGGGGTTGAGCGGAGAAGGTTGAATCCAGGCCGTGCCTAGTCTGCCTTTTCCGCCCCTGGCTCGTTAGGTGATCGATGTGAACGGCACGTTCATCCTGGGCGAAATGCAGCTCAGATTCCAGGTCAGATACATGCACGACACCAGAACACGCTGGTTCGACGGCTTCAGGAACGGATCCACGTTGAAGTAATCCGCCTCGTGAAAGACCGGGAAGATGTACTTCGAGTTCAGCAGCAGAGCCTGATTGGCGGTCGCAAAGTAATCGGCTACCGTCACCGCGTTGTTGAACAGGAAGTGATTGCGGAAGCCGACCTGCAGAGCTTCATCGTCCTGCATTCCCTGGCCAAAGCGGATGTTCGAGACAAACTGATTCTTGAACGCCGCGTAAGATGTCCGGTTCATCACAAACAGATCGGGCTCGTCATAACCCCAGGTGACGGACTGATATCCGGGCTCGGCAGTAGCCGAAGACAGCGCAGCGGAACCGCCGGCAACAGCAGTTGCGGCCAGCCACCAGGCATTCGCCGAAGACGCGCGGTTGATGCCTGCGATCGTGTTCGTGGTCGACACGACCCACGAATTGAGATCGTCCACATCGAGCGACGTGTTCTGCGGCGAGGTGTGCCACAGGGCGCGCGAGAGCTTCTGCAGGAAGCTGCCGGATGCGGTCTGGAACTTCGCCCGGATGATATCCAGGTTGTTCGAGCCGCCGCGGTTCAGAATGATGTCGGTGATCGGAATCACGACAGGCTGGCGGTACGGCTTCCACTGTTGGTTCGCCGGCTGCACGGAATCGACGACCGAGGTGTCAAGCAATTGGTCGCCGTAGTACGCGCCGCCGGGAAGCTCTTCCTGGTAGATTTCCGGGAAGATCAATTCGCCGGCGCCAAACCGTTTGCCCTCTCGGGTGAGAGCCCAGAAAACAGGGGATGGCTTGAACACGTTGTCGCCGAGGACAGGGACGATAAATTTCTGGGAAATCGCGTTGACGGTGTTCGAGAGCTGTACCGGCGGCGATGCAAGTCCCAGTCCAACCACACTATTGGCCATTGGAAGGTCTCCGGGTCGGGCAAGCGGGGGAGGATGCCGACGGGTTGAAAGTTGAAATTAGAGGACTGAGACGATTCTCAGTCCCACCAAAACTTGCTTACTGAACTCCGCCACCGAAACTGGCCGTCGAGAGCGCCGATTTCAGAACATCTTCATCCGACATCGCTTCCGACATCGCTTCCTCGAAAGACTTGACGGCGCGGACCTTGTTTCCCTTGGAATCGGTACGCTCGTTGTAAGGGTTGAACTCACCGTCCTTGACCTTGGCCGTCTGTGTGAGCGGATTGCGCGACGGAGGCGTCAGGGTGGAAATGCGATTCTTCTCTTCAAGATCCTTCGTAGTCTTGGCAATCAGATCAGCCTTGGCCGCTTCGAGTTCAGCCTTTTTGCGATCGTTCCAGGTCAGCCGGTCCACCGCATCGGGAATCTGAAGGAATCCGTCCTTGTCCTTGAGGCCGTGGTCAGAAGCGTATTTGTAAGCGGCTTCATAATCAACCTTGACGTCCTTGGGCAAATCCTTGATCGCCTGCGCATACTGCTGCTGGTACGTGTCGTTCAAATAGCGACCAACTGAGGTGTTGACCACGCCGGTTACCTTGCCAAGCGAATCGGTGAGGGTGGACTTGAGAGAATCGAACTGTCCGGGCAGGGCGTCAAGCTTAGTGGTCAATTCAGCGAGACGCGCGTCACGCTGCGCTAGCTCAGCCTTCATCTGCTTCACAACCGGTCCAAGCAGTGGGTCGTCATCGGAAAGACCGTATTCAGCCTGAGCAGCGGCGCGAAGCTCAGCGGCCGTGGGCTGCTTGGCCTGTTGCTGTTGCTGTTGCTGCTGCACCGGAGCCACAATCTTTCCATCCTGCGCGATCCAACCGGCCTTGACCGCATCTTGAAATTTGGCTGCGAATGCAAGCTCGGCCTGGCCAAGAGTGTTCTGACGCTGCTCGATCTGCGAGGTCAGAGCCTGACGCTCGGCAGCCGGAAGAGAGCGAATTTCGCCAACGTTGACCGTGGACCCGTCGGGCAGGTTCAGCACCATGTCATCCGGGTACTTCGCGTTCAAAAGAATGTCTTTCAACGCCATGGGGGACTCCTTCTATTGTTGTGATCCCATTCCATTGACCGGTGCGTTCTGACCAGCGGGATTGGGAATGGCTGCGTTGTTGGCGATCGGGCCAGCCGCAGCCGTGGTAGCTGCTGCCTTTTCCGCTTCCTGGATGCAATTATCGAGATACTTGACAACCTGGGCGAGATTACGCGTGACGCCGGGCATGGTGAACGCAGCGCGCGTGTACTGCTGAACCGCCATCGACTTCATTGAAGTCAGAGACTTGATCATGGCGTCAGGATCGGCGCCCTGAAGCTCGGCCAGTTGCTGAGAGAGTTGAAGACCGGCAGGAGTCGTGGGCGGGGAGCCGGGGCCGCCTGGTCCTGCTGGCCCACCCGGACCGGGAGGCCCACCCTGACCCGTCATCCCCGGCGGAGGAGGCATCGGACTACCGGGACCTGCGGGAGGACCGCCTGCACCAGGCGCGCCTCCTGCAAGCTTGCCGATCAGTTGCCGCGCCATCATCTGCGCCAAGGCTGGATTCCCTGCTGCCATTTAGATCAAATCCTCGTTCGATGCTTTACTGCTTACCAACCCGGCTTCTGTCCGCCCTCGGGAATCAGGCCCAGCGGATCTTTGGGCTGAGCGATCGGATTATTGTTCACGTCGGGACCGGGCTCGTTGCCGGTTCTTCCGACCGTGAGAGGGGATTTTAAGACGCGATCATCGAAGGTATTTCCCATAGCCTCTTTGATTTTAGCCATTTACGGCCTCCTTCACTTCGTAGTTTACGTGCTTAAGTTCACGAACATCATGAGCCATTTGCTCACGCATATGAATCACATTTGTAGGGACACGAGTCCCCCGCTTACCGCCACCGTTGTGGTAAGTTTTGGTCTTCTGAAACGCAATGGCAATTTCAGCCTGCTCACGCTTAATGACGAAAAAAGGCAAACATCCTACCAATAACTGAGCGGCAAGATCCGCCGTGACTGTCCAAACATGGCACTGCCGCCATTTCTTTCCCTCGCCCATGTTCGCGGTAATACTTGGGCACTTTTGCTTTTGATAAAACTGCCCGACACCGAATGTCTCGAACACCCAAACCGTCAAGCGTGGGTCAGTATTGGTTACGGTAATCGCCAGAGAATGCATTCGTGATTTCCCGAGGGCTTCCTGCGCACGATTGGTGTGGATGATAATGCAGCCTTCGCCATCGATGTAAGCAGCAAGCCGAGCCCAATCGACATCTTTAATGTCACTTTTGAGCATTCGCCGGTTTTCTTTCTTCACGCCTGCCATCAAAATCCTCTTGAATTACTTCCGCTTCCTGCCGACCCTGCGATCCACGTTCCGGGTCATGTTCATGATCTTGCAGCCCATCTTCTTCATGTGAGTCTCCTCGACCGAATTGGGGAGTTGGGGCCGGATTGCTCCGACCCGTCCTCCTGTCTTGCGCATCGAACGCTTTCAGCGAGCGGGGCAAATTCTAGTCCCCCACCAGTTTTCGCCTCGCCGCCAAAAAGAGGAACCTAAATCCCTCTCACTTGCGAGCGGCGGTGCGCCGACGCTTGGATCGCCTACCACCACGAGCTGCCATCTGCGTACCTCCTTCGCTCCGGTCGCCGAGGCATGCTGGACCGAAATCCAATGCTCGGCTGTTAAGAAGACGGGGCGCGAAGGCCAGCAGCGCCGTCTCCGGGATGAGCTAGGTCCGTTTCGATCCCTTACGGGAATTCTTAGCGGCCCTGGCACGCATGTCGCGCAGAAACTTCCGTGGCTGACCAAAGTCTTTGACGACGCGGGGATCTGATTTCGAGGGATTTCCGGCCATCTGGACTGAGGCTCCTTTCGGAAGTGGATACGACGACGGACGACAGGGAGGTAGATCAGGTCAGGCGAAGATTTCTCTCCGCCGCCGGATTAATTCCGTTTCTTTTCCTTGCGGTGACGACGAGCCATGATGTTCTCCTTCCGCACGAACGAGGCCTAAGCCGATGTGGGTGCGATTAAGGGAAGGATAGAGCGGGAAGGAGACGGCGTAAACCATGCCTCCATAACACTAAGAGCTAAATCAGTAGATATTTAAGATAAACGTCCTGCCCGAGTGCAGCCTGCTGCCGCGGAATTGGCAAACCGGAACTCCGAATTCGGCTAAAGTTCCGTTCCCAATCCACCAGTAAACAGTCTGAGGATCGCGGCCCATCACGCGCGCAAATTCCTGAACAGTCAACCAATGCGCGCGCCAATTGTGAGAGGGAACGAGACGAGATAACTCGGAAACTGGATCGGATTGCTTGTTTGCAATCGTTGGCTCCATTACTTTCTCCCACTCCGAACTTTAGCCAACGCGGCCAGGGCCTGCTGCGTCTGCTGCTCAGAGGCAATTCCCTCGGGATCCGGGTAACCCAGTGTCCGTAGCCCGCGCTCCGGCCCCACAACTCCGGATTTCATCAGATCCGGCGTAATTTTGCGAACGATCGCTTCGCTGAGCGGCCGTACCGAAGCTTCATCCAGCGCCACATCGTAAGTTGAAGGATCGACCATGCCGGCCCACGAAGCAAGGGTGATTCCCTCGGGTCCGCGATACGGTAAAGTGCTCTTATCTTGATACTTACACATCGTGTCGAAGAAAAATTCTCCGGCCATCTGTGTCGTTTCCGCCAAAAACCGTCCAGCCAGTTGCAACAAACCCGACGACTGCAACACTGCCGAATCGAACAGATCAGTCGACACGTTGCCGGCGCCTGGATCGCCCTGCCGAGACGCTGAGAATCCGAGCACATCGTTCTGCAGCGCGAGAAGTTTCTCGGCTCCCTGCATGGCTCCTGAACCGATCGCCTGCGGCGTAATCGGCTGCGGTGGCCGCGAGCCCGGCTTGATCGTCACCACCTCGCCTGGCAGGCCCCCGAAGCCGTCGATATCTATCCCGGTATTTTCGTCCACGACCCATAACGCGTTGTTCATGCGCAAGCCATTTTCAAAAATTTGAGAATAAAACCGCTGCGCCAGACGCTGCATATTTTCGGTCATGCGCGTAACGGGAATTCCCCAGGGGCCGAAGAGAGGTGGCAATGTGTAGTGAGGAAAAATCGGAAACCGGGGGGCAGAGATGTCGCGACGCGGCGGATAGGGATTATCGCCGTCCTGAAGAATAATGCCCTCACACTCAATAAACCAACGCCCGTTGGGGTATTTCAACCGGACTTCCGGATCGATCAATGATGTCGTAGGCACGTCCGGCTTGGGAACTTCTTCGCGAGTGTAATCACGACAAAAGCAGTGATGGACGAGAACACGCCACTCGCTGCTGCCCGTTTTTGAGTTACTTCCGGGAGCGCCAGGCATCGAGGACATCGGCCCCGGCGGCTGCGAGATCCCATAACCAGAGTCTCCGGAAAATGGTTGAAACCCGCCCGACGTGTGCTTTGGCTGGATCGCTCGACTTGTTTCCGGCCACTTCAACCGGACATCCTCGAGGTTCATCCAGGTCCCCCATCCTGCGTACGACGGGTTCCAAGTGTAATCGGTACCAGGGTCAAAGAAAACCAAGCGAGGATCGGTCGACCGAGCCCACATACCGCCGCGAGCTCTGGAAAGATCAGGGTCAAATCCAGCGACGATCCATCCAGCTCCGCAGTACCGCGCAGTCAGCCCGGACATCAACAGATGCAGATTCATTTTGGAGATTTGCCACTGGGCTTGAAGCGAGACCTCGCGGGAAAGATCCCGAGCAGAAGACGACGGAAGAGAAGAATCAGCTTGCTGCGCTCCTTGATATGAAGGATCAGAAGAACCGGCGGAAGGAAAAACGTACATGCGTGGGCTCAAGTTACTCACTTGATTTGCTTCCTCCAGCATAATTCGCTGCAGCATCGGTATTGAGAGACTAGGCCGATACACAGGCCCTGGCGTCATAGCGTCTTGAAGGTTATACAAGTCTTCAGCCGACTTAAAAAAGTTTTCACCCAACGCTTTATTGCGGGCGGAGTCTGACGCGGATATCCAATCCTGAAGATGGCGCGCCCTCGGATCTATATGTTCCTGTTTCGCGGACTTTCGCGCGACGCCGATGAACGTAATGTTCGCGATGGCCTTACCCTCTTTCCTCCCAAGCGTAACACTGCTTCAGCCTGCTACCACACCAAAACATCAATGACATCGCCTTGAGTCCCAGCGATATAGAACTGACTCGCGTCCCCCTGCTGACCGGAAACTGTGCCAGTCGAACCCGCCCCACCCGGAGTGAGAAGAATCCCCTTACCTGCCGTGCCACCATTCACTGCGGCAGGAGTCGTTACGCTGGTTGTTGAATCTCCGTACCGACAGTTGTGCGCGGAGTTGTTCTGAATTGTCATCTGGTTAAAGTAGGCGGGAGTGACGGATACCTGCGTCGCACCTGTTCCGAGCGTGACCTGAATCAGACGTGGAGTCGTCGCCCAGGCGCTCAGAGCGCAGGATAAAACTACAACGGAGAGGACAACGATTTTGAGGAAACGAGAAATCATGGACGGACACTCTTTCTGGTGCGACGAGACTTGGACTTCTTCACTGCTGAATTGGCACCGCGAATCGCGCGGGCATCGTCACCGGTTCGTTCAAGAATGGAGTTTGCGACTTCACTCCACTGGCGCCTACGCTTTGGCGATTTTACTGACTTATTGTGTTTCGAAACGTCGCGCGAAGTCCATGGCATCGAACTACCTCCGCTTTGCCGCCGGCCGCGCTGGAGTGCGCTTCGGAACGCGCTTCACGGTGTTTGGCGCCGGCGCTGTAGCTGCCGCTGCGGCAGCAGCCCGTTCCGCATCCTGCCGCGCCTGAAACGATCGATTGGCCTGCTGCACCATATCGTTGTGCCAGGAAGGATCTATCCGCGCGGGAGCGGGCGGATCGAAACGATTACCTAAGCGACCCAATATGCGAGGAATCGTAAGCAGAGTGCTGGCGGGACCGGAAGAGTCCTGGGGCATGATCAAGCTCGCTTTCTGGAACGCTTCGAAGATTTCTTCTCCGACGCGCGGACGGCTTTACGCAGAAAAGCAGTGGAGTGATTTTTCGCCTCGTACTCCGGGCTCTCGTCTTTTTCCGGCATGCCGCAACCCCGACTTTCCTTCTTCATCTACCGCCTCCCGCTTGCAAACGACGACGAACTACTTCATTATTTCAGCCTGCCGCGCAGCCGCAGCGGCCTTTTGCCCGGCGATTTGCTGTGGTGTGAGCCGCCAGGCAGGTCGAACAGGCGGAGCCGATGGCAACGATGGATCAGGCTTGGACGACGCCGATAACCTGTAATGCGATGCAAAAATCGAGCCGGAAACGACCGACAAATTTCCATCGGTACTCACAATCCAATCTCCAGGGAAAGCCGGAGTTCCGCCATTTGCCGTAGGAACAAGCACAGCAATCTCAATCGGATGGCGAGAAGGATCCTCGCGCGTAGGGAAACCTGCGAAAGTTCCATCTTTCTCAACTTCTCCCTTGAACTGAATCGCGCTGAGGCTACTCGCCTTGTTTGTATTCACAACAGGTGTGATCGGATCCACACATCCTCCTGCCTGAGCCAATTTCATGCCCGCCTGCCGGCACGAGGACGGCGACGCCGGGCCGAGCCACGGGAATGCTTGCCGAAGGAATGGGCAGCGGGGGCTGAAGACGACTCCCCCGCTTCATCTGCCTGCCCATCCCGAGAGGATTTCTTCTTGCTGGTTTTGGTACTGAGCACCTTGCCTGCGTGACCCAGCGCCTCTTCAGCGGTCGAAGCGACGCGGCGGATGGTGCGGCCGCTCTCGTCTTTCTTGGTCGAACGCTGGTAGTGCTTGACAATGTAGCCGTTGTCGGCAGGCTCGATCGTGACTTCCGGATCGTCCATCATGCGCGCTCGCTCCTTCTCTTCCCCCGACGAGAGCTGGACACGCGATGAGGAGTCGAAACGGCAGGCCCGCCACCGGAGCGTCCGGAGGGCCGTGCCTCGGCGGAATTGTATTCCTTGCGCGGATTCTGGGGGAGGTCGGAGGAGAACCCGGCGGGCGCCGTGGTCGAATATTTAGTGCGAGTCATTTCAGACAAGGCGATTCCTCCGGTAAACGGTACTGGCTGAAAGGATAATGTGTGTGGAGGAAATGCGGGGTTTTACGCCATAACACTAAGAGAAAACGGATTCGCCGCCCAGATCCACTTCGGTCAATTCTTCCTCTTCGTCGTCCTCGTCTGGTTCGTTCGCAACTAACTCGCCAAGCTCACCCGCCTCCAACCCGGCAATCTCCGCTGCGTCCATCCGCAGCCAGCGGCCAAGGATCGTCGCCGGCGTCTCCGTCGATTCCGCCTCGGTCTCTTTGGTGTACTGCTCGAGATTGGTGATGATCGTCGTCGCTTCCTTCAGATCGATCGCGCCGCCCATGATCAGGGTGTCGAGGTTCGCCATCAGGTCGTGACGGAAGGCGGCGTAGGCCGCTGTCTTCGACTTCTTCCGGTTCTTGTTGAACGTCTCGCCGATCTCGCGGAACAGGCGCCGGGCATCGGAGCGCTCGGTCTCGGTAGGGACGATAACGCGAGGCGCGGATGCCTCAGATTTGGGAACTAACTTTTGGATGGCTTTGGGGAGGGCTGGGGCTTTAACCGCAACAGGCCGACCAGGTTTCCTCTTCCAATCCGTCTGCTCCGGCCTTACGTAAGCCTCTCCATGGTTGCCGTCCAGTACGATCCGCTGCCCGAGCCACCCAAGGCCGAACATCTCCGGGTCACTGATGATCTCTCCCGCGAACGTGTGCCATGGGTGTGACGGGTCGGTGATCGTCACACGGACTCCAAGCGGGATAGCATGCTCTATTGGCCTGGCGGCAGCTTCGACGCCGCGGGTCTGAGTCTGGTCTTTCTTTGGACGACCTCGCCGGCCGGCAACTGCGGCGCTGTTGGTCGCACTGCGACCGCGCCCCCGTCCGCGAACCCGCCCTCCTGCTGGGCTCGCATCCGTGGACTGGGCTGGTTTGTCGGTTGCGGAGCCTGCTGGCCTGGCTTCGAGAACGGCAGTACGCCATCCCTTAAAGTGCTTTGCGCGCACAGCAGGCGCTGGTGCGCCGTCAGGCCCTGTGCTCGCTGATTCGAGAGTTGTTCCAATCGGTCGTCCGTCAGGACTGTGTGTCGAGAACGCTGTTGGTCGGAAGGTGGATCGGAGCTGGCGGGTGCGGGGGGTTGTTGACTTGGATTCTGAAGGAGCGTTGCCAAGAAAGCTGCGAAGGTCGTCGCTGAGGCTTCCGTCGGAAAGGTCAGGATCAGTTGGTTGTTGTTTTGTTCGATCATTGGTCATTGCTCTCTCACTCACCACAGTCCATTGAAAGCACCAGCTTGCGCCAACTCTGTCATGCGTCGATTAAACAGAACTGAACTCTTTCTGCATTTAAGATCCTTACCGCGAAAACCCAACATATTCAGTTCCGCATGGACCATCTCGTGATACACAGTCATCATGCACAAATCCCGCGCCCGTTTAAGTTTATAACTTATTTCAATGTGACTCATCTCGAATTCCGTCCGACGCCCGTCCGCCTGTTTTACGTCATACACGCATATGAAAGTTCTTCCATGCCAATCTGCCCTCAGTCTGGAAGAGAACGATATTTTGGCTATCGGTAATCTGCCACCAAAATAACGCTTGTTAGCCGAGTTGCAAAACCTCCGCAAAGCTACATTCGTTAGAAGAACGATCGGCTTTGTTTTAGTTTTCATACCCACTCCAACCGATTCATCCGCTGTTTTTTCTTCGCGTAGATCTCCAATTTCTTAAGATGATCGTTGCCGCTCGTCAACAGCATCCCGGCTCCGGTGACGCTTGGATCTTTGAGCCATTCAGGCATCTGACCTCGTGCAGGTTGAAACCCCGCGGTTTCTAATTCTTCTTTGGACATCATGGTGTTTTTGCTTGATCTGTGCTGGCACGCAAACTGATGGTTCTGCTCTTTTGCGATCCATCCAAGGAAGCCGGAGTTGTGGACCGCCACACCCTGCGCCTGATATGTGTGGTCACCTTCAACATCCAGATTGAACACCAGACCCGAGTAGGGAACGAGTTCGAGAGATTTGATCGGAGCCCAGAATCCTTCGTCAGTTTCTACGACATGGCGCTTGTGAAATTTTCTCTCGTGCTCGATAGAATGAAATTTCGAAATACCTACAAAGCGTTCAATAAACTCAGCGCTCGCGCACAATACCCAAATTTCCTGATTTTTCGGTTTGTGGATTGTAGACCAAATACCTTCATCTATCATGATCTGTCTGATCTGGTGAATGAGTACACGCGATGTACTACTCCCGTGAACTGCATGACGCTGTCCTTTTGGCTGAGACCCATCACCGGACATGAAAGCAGCTACGAGAGGCAAAAGCCCAGAACAGTTGTAGACTGAGGAATCGATTTTACGAACTTGTTGCAAACCGCCAGCCAATTTAGTAAAAAAAGCATGCCAATACCGTGAACTATAATTCACACGAATTGCATTTTTTCCTTTTACGTCTTCTATGCGCGGAGACTTCTGATTAGATTTGGAAGGAGGATCGTACTTAATCAAAATTTCGCATATCCGCTCCGCCACACTACGTTCCGAAGAGTTCAATCCAAATGAAATCGAAAATGCCATTTGACTTTTTTTAATCCTGCGGCAACGTGAACCCTCAGCTAAGTACCAACCCAAAATCCATAACTGGTCGAGAGGAAGACTGGCAAGAGGAAGATTCTTTCTCTTTGGAAACAACACTGAATCCCCAAGGCGTACATCAGACGCCGCCTTCCATGACGGCATCTCGACCTGTTTTTTGGTTCTAGTTAGTTCCCCGTTGCGTTTGTTCCATTCGTACCGACACACATAGTAAGGGTGGTTACTTGTCGTACTTGTGGGCTCGGGATTTCCCATCACACCAACGTGAATCATTTCCTCATTGACTTCACGCGACATGACACCTTGAACTTGATGGAGTTCACCTGTGTGGGTCCGCACGAATTCACTTGGCCGAATATCACAAATGTGTTTTAATCCATCTTGAGTTTCTACTAACTCTTTTGGATTGAGACACATAAGAACATCATCGTGGCCAACTGCAACATTCCAGCGCCAAGCCATTTCCATCTTCGCTTTCTTCATCTGATCCACGAATACACGATCCTTCGGCACGACCTCTTTGCGATAAAGAGAATTACGAAACATAGAGAACATCATCTTCCGATAGCGATCGGAAGTCTCAAATCCGTAGGCCACACCTTGCTTCGAGCGATCCACGCGGTCGTCACGGCCCTTCCAGATATACTGATTCGGGTAGTAGAGACGATCACGAAGTTCACGCATCGTCACATAACCGATGTTGTTCAACTCGACATTGAGCATGGCACCGTTGAAATAGTAACCAAGGGCTGCGGCGACAGGTGCCAACTCTTCAGGTGATACGCGAGACATGTACCGTGCCGCTAGATCTCCAGTCTCCGCGTTCCACACCACGATAGCCGCATAGTCACCAGGAGCCATCGTGTTTTCTTCACCACGGGCTGAATCTACGCCAGCAAAATAGTGATGGCCTTTTTGCGGGGTCTCGTACACTACAAGCGGCCCGTCCGTTCCCTTCTGTAATTCACCATGCTTGAGATCAGAAGAGAGCACGCATCGACCACGGAACGGAGGAATCTTGACGACTGCATTCTCCGCGAACTGTATCTCTTCGATGGTGAACGCGGGGTTGCCTGTAGCGATGAAGGCTTCCTGCGGGTCTGACGGATATTCAGCTCGAAATTTTTCTAGGATGCCTTCGCAGCGTGTGGAGAGTGTTTCGCGAAACCACGCAATGCGATCTTTACCTAACTTAACTTTCTTTCCTGTCTTCCAGTGTCTGATATCATTCATTAAACGCTTCTCATACTCATCACGAGGAGCGTCTTGAGCAAGTTCTTCAGGCAACACATACGCCGGATCGTCCCACCACGGCAGGAAGATGGGAAGAAACTCATTCTCTCCCGACATCGCCGCTTCCCAATACTGGTAGTACGCTTCGCCAGGGCCTTCTTGGCCGTTAGCAGTGGTTTCGACCAAGCAGGCGTTGTTTTTATCCATGCTTAGCGTATTGAGCAAACTCGTGAACACCCCTTCGTAGGGATAAAACGCTGCTTCGGTTAAATGAATGAAAGATGAAGTTAACCCGCGCTGACCGTGAACCGTAGCTGCGGTATGATGCTCAAAAGTAGAGTCAGGTCCGTCAGAATGCGGCCATACAAGTAGAGACTTGGTGGGCTTAGCTGCACCGGGATATAGGTCACGACAATCCTTGAAAAAACTGCTGGCCATTTCGAAGTTAGCGGAGGCTACTTTCGCATTCTGTGCAATGCAGCGAGCCATCGACCCAGGATGTGCAATGCAATGTGCTTGCCCAAGTCCTGTCGCAATCGTAGAAATTCCGAGACGACGAGCTTTGAGGAAGATAATAAATAATCTACGACGCCGCGCCAGATGCTCTTTAGCTAAGTGAAATATCTCTTGCTGCTGAGGACGAAGTGTGAAAGGGACAAACGTTCCCTCATCTCTATCTCTTATGTGCAGACGAGTAAAGAATTTTTCTACGTGTTGAAGATCGAGGGGCATTATTTATCGTCATATCCTTCCGAACACAACGTCCACCGAGGCTTGGACTTCCCCGCTTTCAGAGCATCCCACTGCTTCTGAATCTCAGGAGCAATAATCTTGGCGTAGTGTCTGGCGAAGTTCATTGCTGGAGGCAAAAATCCTCTAACCCTTCCACCGAGGATCACGCCTACATTCGCCTTTCGCAAACCGTGGTCGAGACAACGGATTCCATGAATGTCCGCATCACCACGATGATCCGGGCACTGAATGACGTAATGATACGTGTGACGAGGACCGTCGCCCCAAAAACTATACACGCCCATCACTTCCCACCCAAGAATCTCATGCAACGCGACTGCAAGAGCGTGGCACTGACCTTTGGAGAAAATATGCTCGATCCGCGGAGTGATGACTTCTCCCAATACAACATCGCGCATCACAGCACGCTTGTTGTTTTTGTCTGTAAAATAACAGACTGCCTCTTTAATGCGGTATGCTCTTTGTGGGGTCATAGTCGTTCCTCCAGAACGATGAGGTCTTGGCCGGGAGTTCAAGCTCCCTGACCCCATAATTATACCTCATTCGAGGGATACTCTCCCGGCATCGCCAACTGCAGACTGACTGGCATCATCGGACCGTGATGCGGCTGCCCCAATATCAAATCAGCACCCGCCGCGATCAACTCCCGCTCCGCATCACTGAACCGAAACCGGACTAACGACCCCAGAGCCCCGCCCTCGAAGATCACCCGAGCAACCACGATCGGATAGAATTCATCCTGCCCGAGCGCGACGACCTGCTCGGCGAGGACTTCAGCGTCTGTCAGGACCGGAGAGATGGAGTCCATCAATCCTTCTCCAAAGCTGCATCCCGCTCGTGTAAATCGGGTGCGCACACATGACAGGTACAATCACCACCGCAGTGCTCCTTACCGTATTCGATCTGGCAGCACTCGACCTCTGCGATGCGCGTCGCCGTCACGCCGGGCATCAACTTGGCGGAGTCTTCCAATCCACCGGATGCTTGATTCTGCCAGCCCATCTTGGACTCAACACCATCTCGCGTGTAGTAAACCGCATACTTCTGTCCTGCGTACCCAGTTCGCTTTTTGAAGCTGTCACATATCGAGCACATGGGGCTACTCCTCACAAAATGCTGCGATGATTGCTTGTGCCCATTTACCAATTTCGCTGTCGTAACCTTCTGTCTCGACTGGCGAAAGACGCAACTGCGCAGCCATCTCTTCAACCAACGCTCGCTGCACCGCTTGCGTGAACATCGCTGACGCCCCGCCGGGGCCGAGCGAGTGCTGGCGCCCGGAGAGCGAATGGGAATCAAGCTGGGCGAGACGCGCGATGCGCGAGGGGATCGGAGGAGGAGAAGGAGGGACGTAGGGCTCTCCTATGTCACTGGCGTCGATGATATCCAGCGGACGATGCAAAGGCGAAAGAGGCTTGGTCATTTCTTTCCTACAGGAGGCGCATCGACAATGTTGTGCCCGCCGGGGAAGCCCTTCACTGCCTCGTCCGGGTGGCCCAGTTCACGCTGGCAATAGGTGTTTGACTGATGGGCGGGGTCGAGAAAGATCAGCGCGCAACAAGGAACTCGCGGATGAAGAATAGAATGGATTGACATTATTGAACCTTTCTTTGCGAAGGCTTCGCAGCCATGATCTTTTTTACTCTCTCGATACGCCGCTTGCTCATCCCAAGACGACGGCCCATTTCATCTACCGAAGGAACCGAATTAGTGATGACGAATTTAGACTGGCGCTTCATCAGACTTGCCGCCGATAGCTTCCAATGACGGAGCAATCTCAACAGAGAAAAGACCGTCTCCAGACGGAATTTGAAGCAATGCGTAGTTGTAGGCCAGCACTTCTATACCCCCACCATTTTCACATGGACGCCACGCTAAAAAGTCTGAGCGATCGCACAGCCACGTAATCCGATTCCACTTCGCTGCTCTCCACAATGTCTCTTTCATTGAGCCTTCCTGATCATCGGCCCATGCAAATCCGTAATGATCCGTGAAACCTCTGCTTCGTTCTTTCCCATCTGAGCTTCCTGCTCATCCAGAATCCGGATCGCGTCCAGCAGATCCTCCCGCGTTGCCTTCTCCAGACCGCCGGGGACGAGCAGAATCGGATTCGCATACTGAGAAAAGCCGATGCCAGCCTGCGTCATCTCCAAAAAGGTAGACATCGCTTCCTGCGACTTCACAATGAGAATATCGTTGGGGCCGAGGGAGAGCTTCTCGACAGAATTTTTGAGGATGTCTTCGTACTTTTGGCTCATGACTTAGCTTTCTTTTTTGGTATACCAGTAAAGATCATCAATCCCGTTTCCGGCTTAGCTTGAAACAGCGTAGAACCGTAGCGCTCGACAGGAATAACTAAGTAGTTTTGCTCCCCAACAAGAAATTTCATAACCTTGTGAGGATTAACGTTAGGTAGACCATGGTTCAACTTCTTCCACTTGTCATGCGAAATCAAAACAGCCAAAGTCTTGTGATCCTTTGTAACGAACTTCGGACCTTCGACAGCAAGCAACTCGGCAGGGGACAACTCACCCAGCTTCTTATAGGGTACATGGATGTCGTGATGAATTTTTCGAGCCATCAGCGAATGTCACCCATGTCCTGACCGTCAAACCGCAGCTTGTTTCTCTCTTCCTTCGGCAGCATCCGTTCCTTGTTGCGTTCACGAATGCACATCGGACCACAGAAGCGATACGGCACAGGAACACCGGTTTCAGGATCGGTGTCGGCGCCCATCATCAGGAATTGCGTCTTCCGCAGTTCCTCGAGCGTCTTCCCGCAGCCAGTGCATCGCTGCGTGTTGTCCTCGTCTATGCGGCCCTGAAGCGACTCAGCAGCCATATCGCATTGCTTCCTCATCTTCGCCAGCATCTCCAAGCCTGACGACACGGCGATGGAACGGAAGTAGTTCCTGACCTCGATCTCTTTGGCTTCAAGCGACAACCATGCAGCCGTCACCGTCGCAGCCGCGGCAGAGTGCGCAGAGCGGGGATTGATGACCGGAGGTGGATCGAGATCGTCAATGGTGACTGGAGTTCCGTTAGGAACAGCGCCGATGCCCTGGGTGGCCTGACCGGTGCGAACTGCTGCGAGTTTCGACATCTGAGTATGGTCCTTTCAAAGAACGATTGCTGATTAAGTATTGCACCGCACTTAAATCCATGCTAAGCTCCGCTGAGGACGGCGGGACGCGCTCCGGAGGTTACGCTAAAGGTTCGTCTCCCGGTCTGCACATCGACCGAGCATCCAAGACAGTTCGCCGTTTCTGCTTACTGGACACAATCTCAAAGCCGCTGCTCTGAAGTGCCGAGAGCACAGCATCAGCCAAATCAGATGCAAACACAGGTTTCGGATGGCTGCGCATGATCTCACCGGAAGGCATTAATCTGCCGAGTTCTTTACCTTCCTTCTCAGCGTCATCTATCATTTTTTCCAGTTCAGCGATACTCGGCTTCGGAAGAATTTCATCGATAACTTCTTCCTTGAGACGTGCGGTAATTGCCTGAGCAAGGAGAACCTGAATACGGGCGCGATCTGAAGTTGGAGCAGGAGACACAACAGATTCTCCTTCGTCTTTCAAAGCGATGCCGTGCATGTCGATGACAACCCCGTCGCCGTCACGGTCATCATGGAATTGATCGGAGTATCCTGCCGCTTCCAACTTCGATTTGATTTCAACGTAAGCTGCATGGCTGACTTCGAGAATGGCGTATGTGTAAGTCATCAGATGTTGTCCACCAATTCCTTTTTACTTCGAAGTGCAAGACACGCGTCATCCACACACTTCCATCCGTTCCGGCGCAGGATGTTGGGGTTCATTATCGCGCAGTACAAACATACAGCCTCGGCCATCCCTTCAGTTCTTCGATTGGACAGCAGGTTCCAAACAAACCTCGCAGTCTCCATCTTGCCAAGACGATACGCTGACCAAACCGAAACAAAGAATACAACTACCTCAATCGTGAATCTCATCTCAAAACGTCTCCTGTTCTCTCAAAGCCGACTCTTCCGGCGTCAATGGATTCCTCGGATCGCCGTACAAATGCAAAATCAACTCGCTCCCGCGCGCTACTCTACTCCAATATTCTTCCTCGGTCCTGAACTCTTCTCGTGAAGCTACGTGGTCGTCCATCTGTGGACAGAGCTTGCCATCGATGGCCATCTGAATGCGCAACGCGCCTTCGCCGAGTTCCTTGTACTCGACCAGTTCGTACTTGCCGTCACGGGAACGCCGGTGCTCGGGGTCCCAGTCGATCGTGCGAGAACGCGCATTGGCGCGCGCAGCATCGAGCGCCATCTCCCGCATGAGGCCGAGTTCGAAAGGGGAGCGCTTGCGCTTCTGCATTGGCCCTCGGAGAAGCTGACCCAATGCGGCGAGGGTCTTACGAACTTCCCGTTTGAAAAACTGGTCGGTCATCACGCGGACGGAGAGCTTGCGGTTCACATCCTTGCACGCCTGGCAGCCGAACACATGCGCGTGATCCTTGGTCTGAAGATAGATCATCTTCCGCGGCAAACCGGCAGGGTGCTGCGGATTATCACAGAGAGGAAGCGCGGAATCGGGCAGTGCGGCCATTAGACAACAACCTCCTGCCCTGGAAACACTTCCTTCGCCTTCATCGACACCAGACGTTCCTCGAAATCTTCATCAAAATCAGCCACCGTCCATTGGCCTGTATCTGGCATTTCTTGACTGAACCGCACAAACTGTTGTTCCAAGCGATACTGCTGATCCTTGAAAGGGAATGTATGATGGTAATCCGACTGCCCTTGATAAAACAAATACCCATCCTCACGGATACGCGTGGTAATCCGTCTAGTCGATCCTTCTTCATCGAACTCCAAAGTACGAGACTTTACCCAGACCATCAGACGTACTCCGATTGGTTTGCAATCTACTGTACTCCACTTTACTCCACTTGCGATCAACGAACCTTCAACGATCGATCCCACGTCTTCACCTGGCCCTCACCGTGACACACAGGGCAGGACCCTTCAAATCCAGCGTCTCCGACGATCTTCCCACCACCGCCGCAGCGGCCGCAGGGTCTGCCTGTGGTCGCAAGCTGGCGCTCCCGGCGACGCGGCCTTGCCGCCTCTGCCGGCTGCTCGGCAGGAACGTCAGAGGGCTCCACCTGAACCTGCACCGCCTGCTGACGCTGAAACCGTTGGTCCTCGGCGACTCTGGCCGCGTCCGCTTCCGCCTGCTGCGCTTCTGCAAGAAGCCGGTCCATCTCCGCCTCAGCCAGCTCCGGCGCGGGTGGCGCAGCGGCATCCTGGTAGATGACTGGCTTGCGCTTCTTGGCTGGAATAGCGACTGGATCGGAGGGGCCGGGAGTGGGGGATGGTTTCTCTCCCATGGCCTGTTCGCCTGTGACGCCGGATTCCAGATCGGAGATGTAGGAGTCCTGAATGTCGGGGCCGGTTTCGACTGGCGCGGGAGACGTGGGCCGACGCGCTGGAGGCGGGGCTGGGGCTTTGCCGTTTGCTTCTATCCCGTTCTCTGCCGCTGTCCCTCGTTTGAGTACCTTCATCTCACCGTCCTGGATTACCACGGCCTTCCTAGCGCCGTTAGCCAACGCAAGAACTGCGTGGGCCATTTCCTTGCCGCGCGGACCGGTAGAAGAGATAACCAGGTCGCCCTCGTCGTCAATCACAGTAAGAATCGGTTTAACGGATTCAATGCTATCTGACACTACTTACCTCGTTTCAACTTACGAATTTTATATTTATTACTGGAGCAAATCTTGCATTCCCTGCATGTAACCCCGCGCCGCCGACGTATCGTATAAAAATTCCCCTCAGTAAGCGGATGACCGTACGAACAGTGCGTGGCGGGAGGTCTGTGACGAGGACGCATTCTAACCGGATTGGGAACATGCTTCCAAGTCTTTCCGGAAATTGCCGTGTTCATGGTATGACCACTCACGCCATATCGAGTGGCTAATTGCTCACAAGTCAGGCCGCCAATATATTCCCTTCGTGCCTGTTCCACCAACTCATATGTCAATTTGGAAAGAGCAGTTCTCTCCCCCTTAGCCTGCCTGTCCTTGGCAACCATATCCTCAGTATTTTCCCTGAGAGTTCCAGGGGAAATATGACGGGGGTTGAAACACGCACGATTGTCACAACTGTGAAGCCCGTTTGGAGTAGGCCACTTACCGTACGCAACCCTATACGCTAATCTGTGCACAAGAAACTGCTGTCTTTCACCAAAGATTTTTGGCGCCATAATACGCCCATACCCGCCTTTATCAATATGGAACGGCCATACTATACAGACATTCGTGTTGACCTTAGTGACGATTGAGACTAGATATTCGTATGCGGTTGGCTTCCTATTCATCGTCTGCTCCGTTCCACGGCCTTCACCATATCCGACAAATCTTCAGCGAATCTCTCGCTCGGCTTCATGCGTCGGCGAGCTTGCCTTGCCAGGCGGTCCTCATATTCGGAATCCATCTCGTCCAAACGCTGATCGCGCCACTGCTGACAAGTCGCGCAGAGGGAATCAGGCTGAGTCGCTGTGGCCTGTTCGCAATCAGGACAGATGAAAAGGTCAGCCATCAGACTCTCTCCCTCCAGAATTCCTGCAAAAGACTTACCCACTTATCCCGCTGCTTCGATCTGTGCCTAATCACATCCCAAGTACTGAACCCATCGATCGGCGGCAACACAGCCACTTCAATCTGAGGCCAATACTCAGTCACAAAACGATTCGCCATCATATCCGCTGCACGGATGCGTTCCTGTTCTTCCCACATACGCTCGAGCGCTAAAGAAAAACGATCCAAATTGCTCCAGCGATGCTGAAAAAAGAGCACACGGCCTGAATCACTCCACTTACTGTACGGCTTGGAAGTGCTGTGGCCCATCGTTCTACGACTCCAAATACCGCACGGGTTTTCTATGCGCGATAGCGTACTCAATTTCACTGTGCGTGCTCTGACCAATATATCCACCGACGTTCAGCACAAACACTTCGTCGGCAAGATCGATCTTGCGCTTGTGCAATTCATCCAAAGCAATCTTCTGCTCCGGAGTACAACCGAGATCTGCACCGCAACACCAGCATTTTCCCTGCGGACCTTCAGCGTTTTGTTCTTTCGCGAAGCTCTGCGACGCATCGCAGTTCGGGCATTCATCTGCAACATGAACGTAAAAGCCTACACTCAAAACAATATTCCCCTTCAACGTCTCACGATAGTTCGCTTGCATGAACTGATCGCGAAATCGCGTGGACCCACAGAGGCAAACAATCTTTGGCCGTGGCGGAGGCAACTTGATCTCACCTCGTTGAACGCGCAACGCGTAATCGATATCGTCTTCCAAGCAACCCATCACAACCCCCGCTTCAAAAACTTCTGCAGCGTCTCGTCGATCTCTTCGTCACTCGTATTCGCCAGATGCAACTCCGGTGCCTGCTCGCCTGCATCACCGTGGGAAACTTTTTCGGATCGTTCAAACGTACTAGAGTCGCGGTCGAGGTCTTTCAACTCATCAGAGAGCTTGCGTCCGTCTTCTGCGACGTCGAGGATTTGGAACTCAGACTCGGAGTGCCAGGATGCATCGGCCAGCTCGCGCGGCTCCTGCTTGCGTGTGCCGACAGCGAACGATCCGGGCTTGCCGTCCTTGCCTGCACCAGCGAAGAGGACATGCTCCTGCTTCTCGCCGGATGCGTTGTAATAGTGCGCGTTGCCCTGATCGTCGAAACGAGTTTCGAGTGGGACGCCATCTTGATCGACAGGGGACGGAAGACCTTCACGTTTGCGGAGGGCCTTGAGAGCTTGTTGTCTGTAGGTCTTGCGCATTTCAAAGAAATCGCCGACTCTTTGAAAAAGATTGAAATCAGGCATTGGTAGGCTCCGCATCGATTACATTCAAAGGATTTCTTAGTACATTCGCCACAAGATTTCTTTGCCTCGCTTGCTCAATCACGTCATCCATATCTCTGGACTGAATTTTGTGAACCCCCGGATCATGGACAGTAAGAGGCCGCTCAATCTCATCGTTATAAAACAAGAATTCATCCTCAAAAACAGAAATACCGTTAGCCGTATACGCAGCCCACGGTTGGCTGCGTAAAGGATCGTCGTAAGCTAAATTTCCCTGCAGCACCTCGCCAACCCAATGGTCGTCCCAAAAAATTTTCGGAGTTGGATAAGTTATGCCCCACCCCACATCCATTCGCTCAGGCCAAGACTTAAGATAGTCTGGATCCCAAACATCAGCTACCAACATCTCCATTGATTTACGCGAAAGCCAGATTCCGCAGCCTCCGTGCGGATACCCCATCCGCAGCCATGGTACGCTGAAAGTTCCTCCCAACTTGAACTTCATCGGAAACGCTCCGGCCAAATCGAATTGCTCCAAACCGGCCTTGAGCATGCGATCCACATTTAGCCAGGTATCGTCCATCACACGGATAATCGCGTCGGCGCCCTGCTCCAAAGCCCACCGAAACGCAGCCTGGTTCTTCAACGGCAAATGATCCTTAGCATCAGAACCAGGCGCGTGCAAAATCTCCTCGTCACGTAGACCGGTGTAATCCCAATCCCCCACGCGTACCGCATCTCCAAAAACAAATTTGTACGGGATCGGACAGTCCTTAAGGAAATTCTGCTTAGCGACTTGGCGGCGGTGCCAACGCGACGGATGATGCGCAGTAAGAACTGCAATCACAAGCTTAAATGCAGGCATTTTTGGCCTCCAACTGTTTTTGCTTACGCCGAGCACGCTGCCGTTGCTCATGAGCGTTTTTGCAAGGCCTACAAAACTGCCTGCCTCGATAATCTATGTCACCAGAAACGTAAGGATGCCCCTGCGGACAATGTGTACGTTTGCGCTGGTTGAGACGTTGTTCTAATCGAGTAGCCCACCGGCAATTCCCTGGTTCATAATTTCCATCGTTATTTGGAAATCGATCGATGGACATACCAACAGGACACTCACCCATATCGCGCAAAAAGACGGCAAAATCGTTCCACTCAGAACAAATACTGATCCCCCGACCACCGTAATTGTGGTAATGAGGAACTTTAGAATTTGTACAACGAGTGCGCATGGCCATCCATATACGATAGGTTCGACTTACCCATCCATGTGCCCCCATAGTGGCCATACCATGCTTCAAGCGCCGTTGTCTGGCCTGCTCACTGCGAATACAACCGCAACTTTGCGTGTATCCGCGAAGAAGAGAATACTTACTTGTCACGATTGTGATGCCACATTCGCATTGGCACTTCCAATAGCTCACCCCACGCTCGTTGTGGTGGTCTAGTTCAATTACAGTCAACCGACCAAACACCATGCCGGTCAAATCTCGTGGTAGAGTTTTCTTTGGGGTGGTCATAGTCGATCCTCCAGATCGATGAGACATGAGCCGAGAGGTGACACTCTCGGTTCCCCCATTATAGCTCAATTGTGCACGCACAAAACCTCCGCAACGTGCCTCATCCGATACCCCATCGCAACCATCCGCTCGACTGCCTTACCGTCAGCAGGAGACGAGCGGCCGTCCGCAGGCTGATCCGGAAATCCAATGAATTTGTCACGACGAACCGCGAAGCAGGTCTTGTCTATCGCCCCCTCACGAGGCTCCGTCGAGAGAACTGCGCGACGGCCAGCGAGCCTGCGATCATACAAAACATCACAGAAAATGCAATCGGCATCCTGTTCGACTTCCAGCATTCTTTCGAGGCATTCCGGGCAATAGTAGCTGTCATCACTCGGAAAAATCAACCATCCGCCGGCGACCATCGAAGCCCCGATCTCAGCCGAGGAGTAGCAATTGTTCGCACGGTCGCCAGTGTAGTGATACTGGATTCGATCGTCCCCGACCCATCTGACGGCCTCTTCGTTCAGATCCCGGTATGTCGACGAGTTGGCATTGTCCGTGACAATTGCAAGCCAGTCAGTTCTCGATTGAAGTACGAGAGACAACAGACAGAGTTTCAACTCCGTCGGCCGATTGAATGCCGAGACGATGAAGATACAGACGGGAGCGGTCACAATCCCTCCCTGAACCAAAAGCAAAGCCACGAATCCTCGACGTGGTAAAGCTCATACGCCTCACTGACTTTATCGAGATACGGCTTAACTTCAGGCTCGATGGGATTTCCATAATCATGCCACGCGATTACCAGGGGGGAACATTGGAAAACGAGTTTCGTATCTTCGCGCACACCTTCGATAGAATGGTCCCCGTCAATAAACACCATCTCGTAATTGCGAATCGAAATGGTCTTCGAGTCCTGGCAAAGTTCCGTGATCCGCGACTCCTCGGGTTCGCCCCTATATACCCGGACGCCGGGCTCGACTACATCCACCGTGGTGATCCGGGCGTCGGTGTTGCGTGCAAGATGAAGCGTGGTGTATCCGTGGGACGTTCCGATTTCAAGAATGGTCTGAACGCGCGCCTTGCGCGCGACTGCAACAAGGAGAGCGGTTTCAAGCATCATTACCGAACGGGTCTCGGAACTTCGGCGCGTCGGAATAAGCAGGCGAATCTCGTTCTCCTGAAGCCGCTCGAATATTTGCCAGGGGCGTATTGTACGGATCATTGCGCCGCCTCGTCCTCGACCCGTTCCAGTTTTATCCCGTCAAGAGACTTCAGCCACTTTAGCAATTCTTCTCTAAACCAATCGGCGGTTTCCAGATCGCGACAGTGCACAGACGCGGACTCTCCCAAGAGCCAGTAGTAGCGGGCCTTCCCCTTGTCCTCCGTGCCGGGGCCGTATGAGCCTACCATAACTCTCATTCTGACTTCGTTGAGTTCGCCGAGGCATGCTTCCATGACTTTCTGATTTTCCGGCTCATCGACGACGCCGGCAGCTTTCACCTCGACCCTGATTGAGTCTTGATCCCACTGCGTCTTCAGAAGTCGAGGGCGCGGGCTCATAGCTCAACTTCCGGAGATGGCGTCACTCGATCATTTTCAGTCACTTCTTCCAATTCCGTTTCTGTGATAGCGTCGTGGGTAGATTTTATTTCTCCTTTGATAAAGGCCTCGAAAGCCAACGCTACTTCAATAACCCCACAATAAGTAGCAGGCTTAAGCACGCGATTATCACGCACCATTTCCCGATAAAGATCACCGTCCTTGACGATGGTCTCGACATAGTACCGACAAGCAAGAGATAGAGCAGTCCCTCGTAGAGTCTCGTCATGATCAAGAGTATTCCTAGAAATATGCTCATCTGCCAACTCAATCCCGAGTTGTGCCATGCTTTTCTTTTTAGTTGTCATATCTGTCCTCTCACTTCTTCTCCGCTGGCTTAGCTGCAGGCACAGGCGCCGGTTTCGCTTTGCACACCGGATCTGAAGTCACGGAATCCTGCGCCAATTGGAACTTCTCCCCGCACACCTTCTGCATCGCGTCCACTGCCTGCTTCCAGGACTGACTGGCAGACTGGAGAGCCTGTTGGGCCTGATCGACCTGACGCTGGGCTCGCTACTGGCCTGCGTCGGCAGCGTAGAAATCCTTGAGAAGGATCATGGGAATAGTGGGGGGTTTTTCTGCGGGCGGAGGCGCTTGTCCTAATACAAACGCCAGAATGACAATTGAAACGATCTTCACTTTGAGTTCCCTTTCTTCACTTCCTGGCAAATCTTTGTTACGTAGCTGGCCAAATCCTCACGCGAAAGAACAGGCCCGTACTTGAGCCGGCGAAGAACGATCTGACGTTCGGCGGGAGTGAGGGTGCGCTTCACTTCTTTACCTTCTCTGAATGCGCAGGAGGCAAGCAATAAGTGTTCTTCAACCCGTCAATCCCCAGGAGCACCAACTCGACATCTCTCTTACAGACTTTCGTACTGGCGACCAGTAACGTGATCAGCGCGTGTCTCTTCATACCCGCACGCCGCCAGCCCTCCAAACCATCGCTGATTTTTACGATGGCCTTGGCAAAAATCTCTGCCGGAACTTCCAGACCTTCTTCCTGCTTGACAATCACACTCACGCCAACCACCTTCTCCCCGCACGCTGTTCCGTCTCTTCCCGCTGCTTGACCGTTTCCTGTCTCTGCCCGCTCTTGACCATTCTCTTGGACTTGTGAGGCATCACGATCTGGCTCCAGGCACGACCGGAAGAGTAATCGAACTCAGCGCCGGGCTGCATGATCCTGCGCGCCTCGTCCTCGGTGATAGGCCAAGCAGTCATTTCCATACCTGTGGTACGATACCGGGCCGTGATCGCAGGCCCTTGGGGTTGAATCAGACGGTTTGTAGCTTCATCCCTTACTTCAGGAGCATCAGAGTTGAACTCGATCCAGGAGAAAACTTTACTGCGACAGGGATCGAGACGGATGACGTCAGCCATTACTTTTTCTCTTTCCGTCACTGACCTGCGTAAACACAGGCTGCGGAGACTCCGGTTTTTCTGTTTCTTCTCCGGTCAACCACTGACCGCTAAAGGCGTCCATACACATCGGAGTTCCAACACCACCGGCGTATTCAGCCCAACTGTAACTCCGGGCTCTCCTTACCACTGCAGCCGGCCAGACCTCATCGGTGACCCATTTACGATTGGTCCCGCGCACATCGCTGTCGTTGACATTATGTATCGAAATCACAGACGGTCGCGCGTCTTCTGGAAACATCTCTCGGTAACGACACGAAATCAAATCTTTCGTGATGTGGTTGCAGCAGACAATAATCATATTGGCTGGATCGTGCTCGTGAACAAACTCCAGTAGAGCTGTGGTTTTGCCCGTCTGTCGATCGCGAGTTACAACTTTGCCGTGAGCGAGTTCGGCCTTGATGGACCGGACAGAATTCTCCATCTCCAAGAACTCCGCCAATTTATTCAAAGCTTTGACCGTTCTGGGCGAGTCTACACTGCCGAAATTCATAAATGGTCTCCGATCTCAGGCGAAATTTGAAACGCCTCTTCCTTCCGCGGATTAAAGATTCCAGTCTGCAGCACTTCTGCCGTCTTCATCAACGACAGCAGCTTCCCGCTGACGACCCGGTCGCCGTTGTTGGTCAGGTCGGTCACCAGGCCGTACTCGGCAAGCAGCGCGATTGCCTCGGCGTACTTGCCGATGAACTGGGAGAAAACAGGAATCGGGTCATCGCATGAAAAGTCGTCAGCCGTTCGATCAACACAATCCTGCGCTACAAGATCGCGAACCAGCCAGAGCAGGCGCTTCTCCGTATCGGTGGTAGGGGACTTGTCGGGCATTACGAGAGCCAGTGTAGGTGATAGTTGCAAACCATGCAAGAGGAAAGTTTGAGGAAATCGCTTTTAACACATCACCACAAACGTCCACAGAGGCTCTTCCACGCCGGGCAGGAACTCCGGGCGGCACTCGAACGAGTACCGGTCGTCGGCGTAAGCGCCGAAGGGAATGAGCTTGAATTCACCGCACTCGTAGGTCACGAAGTGAGGACCGTGGAACCTACAACCCAGCTTGGCGCTATGCGCGTGATGAGCGTTGTACTGCTCGAGGATCGATCGGGCGTGCTCTCCCCACTGAGTCCAGAGGATAGGTGCCTTAGCCACGATTGACCTCTTTACCACACCCGCAGGCGCGCAGCACACCGTCCGGCACCTCACCTGTCTTGACCATGTGAACCGTGATCTCATTCAGCGGCACTGGCATCAGACTGAGCGTATTCTGACTATCAAACCACCGATCGCACCGCTGCTTTAGCTCGCTGTAGGTCTGCGGGCTCACGTCCACGCGCCAGCCGCCGAATGCTTCCTTCGCTTTGAGACCAAATTCATCGCGCCAGGTGAACACTTCATTGATTGAGACGTCTCTCATTCCGCTGCCCTCGCAATCCTCGAAATCGCAGCCTGCCCTGCACCGACCATCTCGCCGATTCGTCTCTGGCTCAAACCTTCTCCCGAATCCGGGTCCACGTAGGCCAAAAGGTCGAGAACCTCAGCCTTCGCTCGCGAATCCATCTTTGTTCCACGTGGAACAGCAATACCTGCCGCGCGTCGACAACGCCAGCAACCGCACCCGGCGGCCGATCGCGCCTGCGTTCCGTGGACCGCTCGCACAGCCTTTGATCGAAAGCCCAGCGTCATCGCCTGGCCCAGACTGATCCCCAGTTCCTTCGCTGCATGCTCCGCGGACTCGCCGGCGGCTACCATGGCGCGCAGCTCGGCCATCTTGGCCTTGGCTTGCTCTCGCTTGATCGCGGGTTTGCCGGTGGAACGGTTCAGGCGGCCGACGATGGCGCCGACGCACTGCCGGGTGACTTTGAGTTCCCGCGCCACCTGGAGCAGAGTCAGATTCGGGTTGGCCAGCAGGGTCTTGCGCAGGCGCAGGCGGAAGTCAGCCGGAGAAAGCAGATCGCGCGCGGCGAGCAGAGATTGTGTAGAAAGGATTTGAGGTGGAAGCGGGGGGATGGGATCGCGGGTCATGGATTAATCATGTCACGATTGGAATGTATTGTCAACAAAAAGGCCCCAGCCGAAGCTGGAGCCCTTTCCTTTACCGCGTATTCTTTGACAAGGAACGCGGCCAAACCTCGGATGGTTGTTTCTTAGGCAGCCATCGGCAATGCGAAAGGTTCCGCAGTTGCAGTTTGATTCTCGTTACGGTGAGCATCAATCCCGGCATGAAACTGGAGTTCGCTGATTCCGTCGAAACCTTGGCATGCCCACAAACAAGCCCTTGAACTCTGCATCACGGATTGACGTATCAATAGCCGCCCCGCGCAGCAAGGGCTTGTTGGTGGACATGGCGGGAATCGAACCCGCGTCCGAAATCACTTCCCTACAGCGTTGACATGCTTAACTTGGGGGCATCGTGGTGACCGTCCCTCCACCACTCGGTTTAGGTCCGAGAACCGTTTGCAGCGACGGTGTCCATGCGTCAGACTTGCGCCGCTGCAGGGAGAACTAGGTCGTTTGTGTGAAACCGATGCTTGTTGCCAAGACCGGGGGAGGCGGAGGCGGCGCGCTCGGTGTAATCGTCGCAGTCAACGTCTGGCCAGTACTAATACTCGCGGATGTGTAGGCGATGGCCAGAGGAGTGGTCGTCGACTCCACCCAGCCGGTAGGCAGCGGAACGGTGACGATCAAGCCGGTCGCGTCCACGGTGGGCAGGACAGCCGGATCGTTGCTTGAAACAGTGAAGGTTGCGTCCGGCGCAAATACTGAACCCGCGGGGGCCAGAGTGCCGGTGTAGACAAGGGTGTTGCCACCTGTGGTCGGAAGCATAGAGGTCTCCTTGAAACTGATGCTGGTTGCGAGGTTTGAGGGCGGCGGGGGAGGCAGAGTGGGAGGGGACTGAAGCTCTTCTGCGATGGTGTGTAGCTCGTGCTGAATCAGGCGGAGGGTCTCACGATCTTCCTGAGCCTCGTGGTCCAGGCGCCTGGTCTGGCGCTCGATCGTCTTGAGGCAGGTGTCGAGCAGTTCGAGAAGGTAACGATCATGAGCCATGTTTGGACTCCACTGAGAATCGTACACTGAATTCGTGAAAGACGGGTGAGTTGATTTGATCAATCGAAGAAGCGGGTATCAAGCGAAAAATGTTCGAGAACCTTCTCGGGGACGAATCGATTGCGATGGTGCTTGAGGATATAATCCCTGACCTGCGGATTACTGAGCGCCTTGTCCGGACTCAGGTTAAGCCGGTAGAGAAGCATGTCCCAGCCGGAAGGTGAAACGGGCATGATGGGCATCTGATCGACAGACCGGCCCCAGTTGGGGTTGCCGCGGCGCTTCGTGCTCATCGAGAGGCCTTTCCCCGGAAGAAGGCCTCAAGAATAGCATCGTTGCGACCCATTTTTGTAGGGCCGTCCTTGGGATCGTAAAGCAAATCCTGGATCCCCTCAGGTATCTTCGGCTCAGGAGCGAGGAACATGCGACGCTGCCATTCCACCAAAATATCGCTCAACCATTTCGTTGTGTGTAAGGGCTCGTGATGAGCCGCAGCCTCAACGTCCTGCATCTGTATGCGATTTGGCACAACAGGATTCTCGCTCAACCAACGCAGCGCAGCTTCGAGCACCGACAAAAGGAATCCATCATCCAGCCAAGGTGCTTGCTGAACATCCTTGTTGACTGCTTCCCGCATTCCCCCAGGAATCACAATCTTGCTCATCGAGAGGCCTTTCTCGGTCTGCCACACCAGAAACAGAACATATGATCGAAGTTTCCGACCCACTCATGGCCGGTGCGGATCCAGCAGACGAAATGAAAAAGGCGGGTCATATCTTACGATCTCCGTGCACTTCTCTGGCGTGGCGGTTGAAAAGAAAAAGCGCGGCGAAAGTTTGGTGGCACTTGGGGCAGGTGTAAGTCTGGGCTCCGTGTGGGGCGTGCAGAGTTTCTGGGGTCATATTGGCTCCGATATGTTCCTTCGGTACTCACCAAGCATCGCACCGCAGCGCCTGCAGTGGAGAGAACCGATCTCGTGAAGGGAATCCCAGGAACGGAAGAAGACCATGGGCTCTTGGGTCTTCGAGTGGCCTTTTATGAGGCAGACGAGTTTGTGGAAGATCTTGAGGGTCACGGCTTGGGCTCCGTGTGCTTGTAGTAGGCAATGCTGTCGGCGGGCGACGCCGTGCATCCGTGCTCCATCGCATCTGTTAAAGATCGTATGTTGTTGACAGAATCCGGCACCAGGAAAACCTCGCCGCACAAGACACAATCGTAGCCGACAAAAAAGAGTTGGGTCGGGCTTTCATAATGGAGCAAGCCGTGAATCCGCTTTGGCGTAGTGTAGAAAACCTGCTTCATCAGAATGCGATCGTCCAGCTGCATTTTTGAGATGTCGAATCCCGGTTCGGCCCCGCCGGCCAGCGGATAGTGACCGGTGCTCATGATGAGAACCGGAGGCAGGCTGCCTGCGAACTTCCATTTTTTAGTTTTGGTTTCCACGCGAGAACAGCCTTCCTTCCGATTCAATCATTTCCGCTTCCAAGTTGCTGCCTTCACCCTGAGAATGCCCCTTTGAGGAAGGACATCGGCTCTGTCTCCAGCGCCGCCGGGTTTACGAAGGGTTTTGAGCATCTTGTTCTCTTTCAGTGTTCAGACTTGAGCAAAGCAGCTTTCAGAATTTAACTTTCAGCTTCTTCATCAAAGTCTCTAGCGAGACAGTCAAGCACAGGAATCGAACCTGTTACCTGTCGATTGAAAATCGACCGCTCTACCAATTGAGCTAGTTTGACAAATCCTCATTGTTATCCCATTTCGCTACCGAAAGCGGAATACCGATTAAATTTCGATTGTGGTAGTTGCGTTGAAGAGACTCAAACGACCGTCAAGCACGCCAAGAGTCTCTTCCATCGCCTCGATCTCCTTGAGTAAACCCTGTTCGTCAACTCCCACTAAGACCTCCGGAGGAGTGTCCTGGGTGTAAGCGACAGATGTGGACACGGCCACGTTTGCCACCACCCGGCCTCCCTTCTGCTGAACCTGCTGCCGGGTGGCCTGGATAGACTGCCAGATCACCTGCAGAAACTCCTTCTGACCTTTGGAGATTTCCCGGCGCCAGGTGAGCCACTCAGCAACCGAGCGAGTCGTTTCCCCAATAGCTAAAGCCGAGGCGAGATTTGATGTTTGAATCTGAGTCCGAATAGTAATGATCCGGGCCTCCAGATCGCCGATAGACTGCCTCTCCTCACGAATGAACTTTTCCACGCCACCGTCCTTATCGAAAGGATCTTTAATACGGCTATCTCTCAATAGATATGGTTTGACCGACTCCCGCTTTTTCTGGATGCGGGCGACCAGAGTCTTGATTTCCTGCAAGGCTTCAGTGATAGTGATCCTCATTGTTGTTTTCCTTTCCGAGAACCACCGTAACACAACTTGGTTTGTTTGCAACCTAGAAAATTTTGAATATTTTGTATGCCCTCTTAGAAGGAGAAGAGAGCCCCGTATCCGGCCGGCGAGAGGGGGCTCGACTTTCCAGAGTGGGGACTCCATAGGGGGTATTCGGACGTCGACACTGGCGCCGGCGAGCTGGTGCGCGTCCGATTGTCCATCTAGATTCTTAGGAACTCCCCCATCCGTGTCAAGGTGAAGGAATCCCGCTTTAGTTGGACGCGATTGCCCGATCTGGCTCACGTTCGCTATGGGTGTACGCCAGATAGACAAGGCGAGTCAAAAAAGATTGTAAGGGCCTATTGACAAGAGAGAGGAACTGTAATAGGGTTATGAATGCGAGGTGAGCCGATGACTCATTCCGAAGCTATAAGTATCGTAAGAGCGAAGTACCCAAAGGCGGTAGTTCGCAAAGTATGGAACCCGAAAGCAGGACGTAATTGGTTCAAGGTAATCAGTGAGCCTACAGAATGGAAGGGCGGATTAGATGGGTCCTTCTCTCACGTTGACCTGAGCAAACCGCGCCCAAGTCTGATCGATGCCGTGAAATGTGCTGCTGAGACGGTGATGTCATGACTTACAAACTACCCCGCACAGCAGCCGAACGTCTACCAATCGCACAACGATTCTTAACCGAGCGCATGATCAAATCCTCTCCACCCCGCACTGAAGACGCCGAACGTTTCCGCAGCGTATTCGGTGTAAAACTTGAAGACTACTGGGAAGGCTTGCTAAAACTCGACGTAATCAAGTTTGATGAATTCATCAAACCAAACGAAAACGAAAGCACAGCAGAGGCGATCGTACGCAAATACGGTCAAGACGCATGTAATTTCATTCGGAGTCTGCTATGACACTCTCAAAGGTAGTTCGCAAGGGAAGCTATCAAGGCGTAACGCAATGGGGCATAAACACCAGCTCCGAGATTACCCCGTCTCGAGCGACCGCGCGCAAGTGGGCGGAGCTGGAAAACGCGCGGAATCCGATGAACCATGTAGCTAACGGTCTCTCGCCGGAACACGGCCGATTGACGCGCGCGGAACTATTCGCCGCTATTCAATCCCTGAATTGGCTGTACGGCCGTAACGCACCGTTGCCTAGTCTCAAGCCTAGGATGAGAAAGTCGGAGAGCGGAGGATATTATGCGAAAGCTTTCTGCGGCACACCAAGCTGTAGTCGACGTCAAAAATCAAGCGGAACGTGAGCGGCTCGCCTACCATTTCATTCTGACTGCAATCGCACGCGGGCCCGGCAAGTGGGGAGAGTTGACCCGAGTCGGATCCGTCTATCACGAGGGCGACTCATGGGTCTGGCAACTGGCGTTCTCTCCGCGCATGCGTGATGCGGTCATCATGGAAACATTCGATAGCCGGACGAATGGCAACAAGACGGTCAAATGCTTTTACCTAGCAGACGTCGCACGCGCGTACGAGGGCCATTCCTTCGACTCGCAATCGGTCACTGGCAAGTTTCAGACACTGTACTTTCACGCGGTCGAACTGCAGCGCTTGGAACTGAATCGAGAGCAAGTCGCGTAGTTTGAAAGATTTAAGACACATTATCATTTCGATGGTTATCGAACTATCGAAATGAGAATAAAACATGGACTCGTTTACGCAGGTTTAACCGAAGCGAAAGAGAGATGACCCAATGAAGCAAAATGGCGAATTTTACATTAAGGTCCAGTGCACCGTACCTGAAACAGGCGATACCGCAACGTTTCTCAGTCAATATGAAAACGGAAAAGAGCGTTCAATTTCGCCAGCTTTTCCTAGCCTTGCGGAACTTTACCCGTGGATGAAACGCAACGGTTATGCATCCGATGAGTATGAAAAGGTAGACGGACGGGAAGTGTTCAGACCGTGGCGAGTAAAGAGCACTAGACCGGAAGCTGGCAGGTGGGTAATTTAGACCGTCCTGCCCGTTTCCATTCCTGCCCGCGGCGCATTGCAACGATACGGGGATGCTGTACGCCTTGTGCACGGCATCGGCGAGCGAGAGCGTTCGCACCCCGATGATTAAGCAGGGACCGACCAAACCCGACCGGTACAGGCTTTACAGCCAATCTCCGAGCTACTCCCTTAAGAATCGCACAGCGCCACACTGGCAAGTCATTCCCCCAGCGCTGGCAAAACTTCCAGTACCACTGGTCAGCAACCTTTTGTTGCTCCCAAGTCAGCTCAACAGGATCCTTTTTACTAGCTCGCAACACGCCGATACGCGCTTGTGCTTTAGCGCTTGCCGGTTTGCGAGTCGGATGAACGGATGCGGGCATTGTGGGAAAGATAGTGGAAAAGTGGACTTTTGTCAAAATAGAGTATTGACAAGAAAATGGAATTGTAAGAAGATTTAAACAGTAAGATTTACAAGGCCACTTGGGAAAGGACTATGCAATGGACTGTCTGAAATATTGGCAGTGACGTGTTAGCGCCCTACTCGCGCGAGAAGTGGCCTTGTAAGTCTTACCCTTTGGTGCTCGAGTGTTCCCACGGGGGCGCAAAATGAACTGGACCCAACGAGAGAAATGGAGCGGCGTGGCCCTGCAGGCAGGCCTGGTCATCGGAATAGTGGGATTATTCGTCACAACGGCTGTAACGAGCACAGAAAGGCACCAAAGCACGGCAGAGAAGCCTTTCGTCACGGAGCCACAACTAGCCGCGGGCGAATGGAAAGAAGAAATCCAGATTCCACCCTGCGTTGTGACCAACGGCCGGCCAAACGTCGAAGTCAACTTCACACACGACGGTGACCGGATCGTAAAGGCGACGATCGAATGCAACGAGATGCCTGTGGGAGTGCACTGATGGAAAACCTGAGCGGAGCCCAACCTCTATCCCTCGAAGAGTTCACCTTCCATTGCGAGTGGCAGGAAGTCATCCGCCTGTCCCAATTCATCTGGGAAGGCGAAGTCCGAAAGATGGCCATCAAGAAGATTCGCGAATTCAAACGCGGTCGAGAAGTGTTTCAAGGCCCTCACGGCGATCGATCCGAATGGGCATCCATAGTCCGCGGCTGGTACGCCGATTACCTGAAGACGGGTGAACTGTGACCCATCTCCCTCACCTCCTTCGAGCCCTCGGCTGGTCTCTCCTCGCGCTGATCCTGGGGATACTGGCCCTGGCTTTAGGGTAAGTACGTTTAAAATCAACAGACAAAGGCGAAATTGAGGCCCAACGGCAGGCTTTCAAATCGTCGATTCCGACTGCTACGTGGAAAGTGCAATCTTCACGTAGAAAAAATCAGCATTGAAAACAAAGCTTTTACTATACTCTTTACTTATTCTAAGAGAAGATTCAATTCAATTAAAATAATAAGAGGATTTTTTGTTGTTTTGTATGTTTGTGTGTTTTAATATCCATGAAAATTTACGTGTACAATCCGGCCCCGGTACGTCGGTTCGCATTTACTTGGAATGTGCTTGGTTGCATTATCCTTATTTCGCCTATGCGCGCTTCCGGCTTCTAGGTCTGACTTAGCAGACGCTGGTTTTCACGACATACGTGCGACATAAAAGCGAACGAGTTTAAGCCAATGTTATACGTAATCGAGTTCGTAAGCATACGGTATCCAAGCTTAGATAAGACTGCAAGCAAGTGTCCTTAAAGCATTAAATAGACCTGCATAAGACCGTTTTGTTACGTAAAAAATACAACATACAGTCGATACTTCTGCGCCGTTTGCCAACACTCGGACAAAAAATATTTGACTTTCTCGCCGACAAATACGCTCAAATCACAGCAAGGCGTGTATGCTATTTATACACACGAGGTGACAGATGTACGAAGTTCAAAGAGACATTCCTATTCCGGATGCGAGACTGCGGGGCTTTACGAACGTTTTGCGCGGCATGCGCAGGGGGGAAAGCGTTGAGATCCCCCAGGATAAAAGACCCGGCGCATACGCATCCGCCCGCTTGGCCAACGTGAAAATTACAATTCGCGCCACAGACCAGGGCACTCTTCGCGTGTGGCGGGTTGACGGCCCGGAGCCCGTCGCACAGCGCTCACGCCGTTCTGCTGCCGAGGACGATCCCCGAGTAGCCGCGATAAAAGCCGCGGTAGCCAGAGAGTCCAAACCAGCCACGTCGAAAACCATTTTCAACGGCGGTCTCGACATCTTCGGGGAGCCTCTGAAGTGACCAAAGGCAAATTCAAGACCGCGCTCCGCCGGCCTTTGGTCGTTGTTCCCTACTCCCGGCCGTACACTCACGTCGTGCGCTTCAAGAACACCCGGGCGAACCTGCTGAAGACGTTCATTGGAATGGCGAAGGGGCAGGACCTCCTGGTTCGCATGACAGTGAAAGCGGACCGGAACAGGATACAAGGTGCGGCCGATAACGCGAGGGTCAGGATAAAGATCGAGGAGCATCCGGCGCTCGATACGGTCCGGGTCACATCTCTCGGCCCGCAGAGGGAGCGCGTGATGTCTGAGATCGTCCCAGGCCATGTCCGGTACTTCAAGACTCGGCACTACCCGCCGGATCCATCGGCGCCGAAGAAGCGACGGAACCCGCAGCCCAACAACACACCGGACATCTTCAGTTAAGGGAGGACGCCATGGCGAGACGAAACACGGACTGGGATGACGATCGCGTCGATCCCATCAGGGGCAGCAACCGGCCCACCGAGTTTTTCAAATCGAATTTCAAATTGATGGGAGTCGGCGGCATCTTCCGTACCCCCAAAGCGAAATTCTCTCCGAAGACGATCCACGCTGAGGCAAAGAAAGCCGGCTTCCGTGTCCAAACCATCGAGGAAGGCCCATGGCTCAAGGTCACGGTCACAGGAAAACTTCCCCCCAAACCCCTGCCAGCTCCGAAGAAACAAGACTCCTACATAGGCGCCGGCAAGGTGTATCCTTCCACCAACAACACAACTACCAGCGATCCAGCTCCCGACATATTTTCTTGAAACTTTACTATTGACAACACACAGCATTCTGTTGTAAGGTTATTTCAACATGACAAACACCCTCATTCAATGCGTCGCTTTCGGGTTCCTGGCTGGTTTCGCTGCTTGCGCTCTTTGTGTGCTGGCGAGTATTCGACGCAGCAATTTCAACGGGAACGGGAGACCGCAACGATGAAAGACGCACCCATGCATGTCATTCGCGCTTTTGTGGTCGCTGTCTTCTTCGCTCTCCTTTTTGGTGCGCTCGTCACCATCGTCGTTCTCCCCGCGGAGGATCGTCAGCGGATGTTCGACACGATCAAAGGAAACACACGATGAACTTCCTCCTTGCGTTTCCGAGTATTGCCGCTTTGGCTATAATCGTTCCCGCTCTGGCTTTCTGCTGGTTCTCCTCCCCATCAACTGGCCGCAGGCGTACCGAATGGCTGCTTTGCGCTGTTCTGCTGGTCGTTCCCGCCGGCATGGCCGCACAACTGATTGCGAACGCTATGAGCCCGTTGCGGCCTTTCAAATATGACCTCTACATTTATCGGTTCGACTCCTTCTTCGGGGAGCCGAGTTTTCGCTTGGGGCAGGTTGTGTTTGCGCACTCGTGGGTCAAAGACACGCTCTCCGTCGCTTATGGTCTGATGCCGATTGCAATGTTTCTGGCTTTTGCAATCTGTTTGATCCGCCAGGGAGAACGAGAAGCACTCGCCGTGGCCAGGACGTTCGTGCTGCTCTATTCGGCCGGCGTCGTCTTTTACCTCATCCTGCCGGTCTGCGGCCCGGTGTACGCCTTCCCCACGTTCCCCATTCTGCCACACATTCTGCCGCCGATCACGGCCGCGCACGCCGCGCACCCTATAATCCTGCATGCGCCGCCGAACGGAGTACCAAGCGAGCACATGAGTTCCGCGCTGGTCTGTTTATGGTTTCTGAGGCGCTGGACCCCAGGCGCCATTGCCGGCGTAGCATTCGCCATCCTGACGGTGCTCGCGACACTTGGCAGCGGACAACACTACCTGTTCGATTTGATTCTGGCCGTCCCGTTTACGGCTGCAGTATTGTGGTTGTCTCGTTCCTGTTCGCAATTGAAAGAGGAATCCCGATGAAGATCACCCTCACCCCCATCGACCAGAACGTCGAGTACTACCACGTCCACCACTGCGTCTGCGGCGCCGAAGTCTTCCACGACGGAGCAGCAGCAACCTGTGAAGATGCATACTTCGAAACGTTCCAATGCGCGAGTTGCAAGCCCTACCCTTACGAAGAGTTGCTGGTTCGAGGCGAGGTGTTGCCGGTCAAACCCCATAATCTGCTGGAGACCGTCTGCATTACGGCCATCGGCTGGATTTGCGGTCTCATCTCCTGCGGCGCGATCTGGCTGGTCTTTCGATGAATCTCGACGTCGCCAATCTTTGCCAGGATTGCAACTGGGTCGGATCCGACCGGCAGCGCTGCGAGAAATGCCAGTCTGGATCTCTGCTCCCGCTGGCGCCGATTTTGAACCGGCAGAGTACACGATTCGTCGAAATCGAGTGTGCCGAAGGCAAAGTAAGGATTACAGTTCAGTAAGAGAAAGGACCACATGACATATCTGATTTTGTTTACTGTTGGGATTCACGTCATTCACCTGTTGCCTCACGTTCCGCACTATTGGGGGAATCCGCGGTAATGCGCCCTGTCAACGACCATGAAGTCCTCGCAGCTCTGGACCGGCGCATGGCCGGCCATGGCAACGGCGAGCGCGCCGCGCGGGAGTTGGGTGTGGACTCAGCACATCTGCGGTCCATGCGCTCAGGCAACCAGACAATCAGTGTGAAGGTGGCGGCCGGACTGGGATACCAGCTTCTTTGGGTGAAGAAAGGCAAAGCTAATGGCTGAGATCGACGATGTCGTCTCCCCGGAGCCGGAAGTAATGACGAGACTCAAAACACGCTTAGAGCAATTCGGTATGTTTTGGACTGTCTGTAAGCCGATACAGGATGGCTGGACCCTTAAACTAGCTGACGCCACCACGGTGAATCTGTACATTTCTACCGGAAAGATTACGGTCTCGGGGCTCAGTTATACGGCCGTTGAGCAAGCTTTAGGAATAAGGCGGTGACGCCGCCCCGCTACATTCTTTCCTGTGACCCAGGGCTCTCCGGCGCTTTCTGCCTGTATGAAATTGCGACTCGAAAAATTCAAATCTGGGACATGCTGACGATTGACGGGAAAGTATCTCCGGAAGGCGTGGCGATGATCGTGGATCTGGCGAAGTCGATGAGCAGAGGTTCAATCGTCGCTGTAGTGGAGAACGTCTCCAGTATGCCCCGGCAGGCCGGCGCTTTCAATTTCGGCCGCAGTGCCGGCGTGGTGCACGGGGTGTTGGGCGCCATGGGTGTTCCGATGGAACTGATCAGCCCGAATGTTTGGAAAAGTGCTGTCGGCCTGAGAAAGTTGGTCGGCGAGAGTCAGGACCAGAACAAAACGCGGGCTCGGGAACTGGCGGCTAAGTTGTGGCCAGCGAATGTGACTGAGTTCAAAAGAGTGAAAGATGATGGACGAGCTGAGGCTGCGTTACTGAGCCGCCACTATGCAAATTCGAAAGGATGGTTGTGATGGTCAAAGCTGAAATAAGACTGACCAAATTGGAACGGTCTCGCTTACGCTTGAAGAAAGCCGAAGAAGATTTTGTTGCTGCGGTTCGGTTTGCTTATCCAGTTGGCACGCTCATTCGCTACACCACTTCGGGATACGACGTTTTGTACCGAGTGCTGGAGTACGCACCATATAGCTCGCGCATGAAAGTTAAGCGTGCCTATCAGCAAAACGGAACGGTCCGCTGGCTCGACGGCGCGTCGATGTGTGTTGATTTTTATCAGGAAGGTACGGAGAATCGATGACTTCTCACACACGAGCCACACATCCGCCCGATCTTGATTGCGGTCCCTACGGCTGCAACGTCTGCAATCTGTTTATTTGCTCAGTCTGTGGCGGCGCTGAAGGATCGCTCGCATCCGAGTGCCCTGGTGTCCAGATCACGACGGAGCAGCAGGATGAAATTTATGCGAGGACTTTGGATTTCAAAAACGGGGAGTGGGCAAGGTCCTAAATGATCCCCTACCGCGCGCCGCTCATTCAGCCTTTCGACTACCAGACCACTGGCGCAGAATGGCTGAAGATTCGCATTCAAGCTCTTCTGGCTGACGTGCCAGGCGTGGGCAAGACGGGGACTGCTATCCGAGGCGTCGACCTCGTGGCTGCCGCCAACATACTTGTGGTGTGTCCTGCGAGCACGAGGGTCCAGTGGGCCAGGGAGTTCGAGCGTTTCAGCCCGATGGATCGGCCGCTTCAGATTTGCATGCCCGGCGATACTCCGCGAACTTTCGGAGTTGTAATTATTTTTTATGATGCTGTGGTCAAGCATCTCGATTTGCTGATGTCGGTCCAATGGGACGTACTTATCGTCGACGAAGCTCACGCACTAAAATCCAGGTATGTGGTTTCTAAAAACACCAGTGGATATAGAACCCGTGCTATTTACGGCTCCGGCAAGCGGTACGCCGGGCTCATCACAAAGGCTACCCGCACTTGGAGACTGACTGGAACGCCGGCATTGAACCATGCGGGAGAACTCTGGACCCATGTTAGATCGGCTGGGCTCACCGATATGCCTTACCAGGACTGGTTGTATTTTTTCTGCGAAGGATTCGATAGCGAGCACGGTTTCAGATTTTCTAAACATAAGCACGTCGAAGAACTTCAGAAGATTTTAGAGCCCTTCATGCTTCGTCGCTCAAAAGCAGAGGTCCAGCCTGATCTCAAAGAGCCGATGTTCGAGACTATCACGGTTCCGCGATCCAATGCAGCGATGGTGCCTGAGTTTCTAGCGATGATCCCACAGATCACGCAAGCTGACGCTCAACTCCGGGAAGCGCTCAGTGGTGACGACAACTCTCAGCTTGCCACTCTTGAATCTATGGCCAGCAGTTTGGCTACTCTCCGTCGCTACACTCTGATGGCAAAACTCCCCGCGATCTCCGACGCCATAACAGAAGATCTTACTACCAACCAAATATCCAAGCTCGTTGTCTTCGGCATTCACAAAATCGGTATCAAGTGGCTGACTGAAAAATTGAAATCATTTAACCCTCTTACCATCACCGGAGATACTCCTGCGGAGAAGCGCCAGCCCAACATTGATCGCTTCCAATCTTATCCAACTGTGAGACTCATACTGGGTAACATAGCTGCTATGGGAACCGGTGTTGACGGCTTGCAGAACGTTTGTGACGAGGCAATATTCTGCGAACAGGATTGGGTTCCAAGTTTGAATGCCCAAGCTGTCATGCGTCTTTGTCGCATCGGCCAGCGGAATCCTGTTCGCGCTCGAATCTTCAGTTTGTACGGAAGTGTCGACGAACACGTTCAAGATGTCCTGACGAAAAAAATGCGGGAACTGGCGAAGATATTATGACTTGAAATTTTTCCAATTTTTCCTCTCGACAAACTCCAGATTAGTGACGTACAGTTATTTCACAATTTCAACCCGCAACACTCAGCTACTGAAAGGCACACCCGAAAATGAACATCCAATTTGACACTGCTTCTATGAACCCAAGTGAAGCGCAAGCCCTCCTTGTGTTCTTGTCCACTCTCTACGGTCAGCCCTCCCAACAACCCACCCCAGCCCCCACCACTCTCCACGAACAACTCAAGGCCAGCGTTGAACAAACATCCAGTGGCCCCGTCCTTGTCGAGCCCACAACCGAAACCACAACAAAGCGCACCCGCCGCACCAAAGAGCAGATCGCTGCCGACCAGGCCGCCGCTGCTGCTGCACCCCCCACCGTCGGAGATCAACTCGCTGCCGCCGAAGCCGCGCGCAAGGCTGCCGCTGACGCTGCGCGGGCCGAAATCGCTGTTGCCCAACCCGTCAACGACTCAGCTAAGATCGACGCGGACCAGCTACGCGCCCTGCTCAACGGCTACATCGCACGGCACAGCATGGAAGACGCGATCGAGAAGCTGCGCGCTTTTGGATGCAACCGAGTCACCGAGGCTCTTGCTCTGGAGTCCGCCAAGCTGAATGAGCTTGCAGCTACGCTCAATGGGTAGCTTTCATTGGATTGGATTTAGCGGAATTGATCGTGCTTTTTGGGGATTCGTGGTAGGCACATTCTACGGTCTGATCGTAGGGTATTTAGAATTTAGACCACGACCACGGATTCTTTCTAAAGGGAGGCTTACCAATGGGTAGTCCCTCTCTCCATTCCAAGCTACCCCCATCGGGAGCGGACCGCTGGATGACCTGCCCCGGCTCTGTTGTGCTCTCCGAAGGCATGCCTGAGTCCGAGTCCGAGTACGCCGACGAGGGTACGCGAGCCCACGCCTACGCGCAGAAGTGGCTGCTGCTTCACTTTGCGCAACATGGTGCGACCCCAACACCCTCCCCCGGTGAAGAAACTGAGATTCACAAGCACGTAAAAACCTACGTGGAAGAATGCATCCGGGTCAAAGGTCCGAAGGTCTACGTTGAAAAACAGGTCGCGGTCAACACGGACGTCTACGGCACTGCTGACTTCATCACCTGGCATCCGGATTCGCATACTCTCTACGTGCGCGATCTGAAGTACGGCGCCGGCGTAGTCGTCAACGTGGAACGCAACGTCCAGCTCCGCATCTATGCCTTGGCGACGCTGCTCACGATGAAGCTGCCGGCGCGCACGATCAACATTGGGATAGTACAGCCGCGCTACGACCACCCGGACGGATTCATTCGCAGCGTGGACTTCGACGTCGCGGATCTTCTGGACCTGCATGCAGATGTGCTGGATGCAGTGGGCAGAGCCGAACTGGCTGAAACGGCCAAAGGTTCGAAAGGCTGGGAAGACAACTTTCTCAAACCTTCCGAAAAAGGCTGCCGCTGGTGCGCCGCATCCCCCAAGTGTCCTGCGATCAAAAACAGGGCGCAGGCTTTGGCCAAGCAGGTATTTTCAGAACCTACAGTCCTCTCTCCTGACAAAGCTCTGACCAAGCCAGCCTACGACCCGCTCGCTCTCGCTCGTGCTCTCGACTTCATGCCGATCTTGGAGGCATGGATCAAGAACACCCGTGAGTTCGCTTACGGCGAAGCAGAGAAGGGCATCGAGATCCCTGACTACAAGCTGGTGGACAAACAGGCTATCCGCAAGTGGAAAGAGGAGACTTCAAGGGCCGACATCTCGCCTCAGTTGGTGAAGGCTTTGGGTTGCAGTCCGTTCGAAATTTGGGAGCAGCCCACGCTGATCGGCATTGGCGATGCTGAGAAGATGGCACCGGGTAAGAACGCCAAAGAACGCGCCGCTGTGCTCGAGCCATTCGTGGAGAAGAAATCCAGCGGCCACACCCTGGTGCATGTTTCAGACAAGCGCGATCCGGTGAGGATCGATGCAAAGGCGGCATTCGCAGAGACGACTTTAGCGGGGATACTCGAATGAACATGGTGTACTTCGGGCTCCGTGTGAAAGGAACTGAAAAGTTCTTTCTTCGCCGTCCCAATCAGCGGCGCGGTTATTCGATGGATGAACCGGAAGAGCCGACTCAGGATAAGCCAGTACGACTTTTTCCATCGCAGAAATCGGCTCAGAACGCGCTCATCCAATGGCGTCGCGGGGTGCATGTGAACAAAGTTTCATACCCAACTTCCTGGGACTCTATGGATACGGGCGAGGAACGTTGGACCGAAATCAAAGACGTTCCTGAACGCAAGACCATAGAGATTGAAGTTGTCTCTCTGCGTTTGACAGATTCGTAGAAGGGGTACTCGAATGATTTACTTTGCTCTAGGTTTCATTTGCGCGGGCGTTCTCTACATCGCTTCACTGTTAGAAAGAAAACTGAGGTAATCAGCCGGATGGGCAGTAAGCGTGCACATATTTTTTGGGCTTTGGAAGAAGCATATGTGCTGTTGGGCATCAGCGCCACGCAGAAAGAGGATACTGGAATGACTTCAAGCGAAACAATGAGAATGCTTCTTGAGAAAGCCAACCTGGTGGTCGAGTTTCTGAATGCTCACCCAGAGAGGTTCCATCCACATATGGAGATTCGGATCTCCTGCGACCGAGTTCAGATTATCGAAGTCTTGGAATCCACTCCGGTTACTCAATACCTCAAAGACTAATTTCGTAAGGCCCTGAGCATCGCGCTCCTAAGCCCATCGACAACCACAACCCTCAACCGACAAACACAAAGGAGCAACACATGCCAAGCGAAAATTTGATCACGCCTGAGTTCCGAGCCGCTTTCATCAGTGTCTTCCGCGCCACCGCAATGAAAAACGCGGATGGTTCTACCAGCAAGCCGAAGTTCTCGATCCGCGCTGCATTTCCGCCCAAGGCGGATCTGAGCGCGCTCAAGAAGGAAGCTCAGGCAGCCGCCACTGAGAAGTTCGGCGACAAGATCCCCAAAACCCTGCGCTCTCCGTTCCGCATCAACGAGGAACTTGAAGCCCCTATCGTCGGCATCGGTGATGATTGGGTGATCATGTCCTTCTCTGCGAACGAGGACCGCCGTCCCGGTATTGTCGACAACAAGCTGCAGGACATCATCGACGACGCGGACGTCTACTCAGGCGCATGGTACCGCTGCCAGGTGCGTGCCTTCGCATACGACACCGCCGGCAACAAGGGCGTCAGCTTCGGCCTGCAGAACGTGCAGAAGCTGCGCGACGATGATCCCCTCGGCAACGGCCGCATTCCCGCCAGCAAGGCGTTCGAGCCGGTCGATGTGCCCGCCGGGGCTGCGAACGGGAAGACCGCAACTTCGATCTTCGGCTAATTTGTGGTTGGGTTAGGGGGAGGTGTGAGCCTCCCCACTTTTTTGTTTTGAGTAAGGCCATTTCCATGCGATCGATGGGTTTTGACAAGGAAACATATTCCGAAGTGGACCTGAAGAAAGCGGGATTGCATAACTACGCGACGCATAAATCTACAGGTATACACTGCTTTTCTTACGGCCCCGATCCAGAACACGTGAAGACTTGGGTAGAGGGTGAACGATTTCCCGAAGAGATAACAGAGCACCTCGCTCTCGGTGGGATCTTGACCGCTTGGAACGCAGCTTTCGAGTTGGCTCTTTGGAACCTCTGCGCAGTGCACAAATACGGCTGGAAGCCTCTTCCCATCTCTCAGGTCCGCTGCTCCATGGTGCGCGCCTACGCCATGGCCCTGCCGGGCGCTCTGGAGGACGCTGCGCCTGCCCTGGGCGTCGACCAGCGCAAGGACGCTGAAGGCCACAGGATCATGTTGCAACTAAGCAAACCCAAGAAAGACGGGACAATGTGGCGCCGCGATGTCGAGAGCCTCGACAAGTTCATGAGGGTCTACGAGTACAACCAGCAGGACGTGAGGACGGAGCTTTCCTGCCTTGAGCGTCTGATGGAATTGTCCCCGTCCGAATGCGCCTTGTGGGAACTCGACTACAAGATCAACAACCGCGGTGTTATGTGCGACCTCGCCAGCGCCGATAAGGCGATCGCGATTATCCAGTCCGAGCAAAAGCGGCTGAACGCAGAGATGCTGCGGGTCACAGGCGGCGTGGTCGGGTCTTGTAACGAAGTCCAGGTACTCGGCAAGTGGATCGCTGCGCAAGGCGTTCAGATGGACGGCCTGGCCAAGGCGGATGTGATCGAGGCGCTCGCTGAGACTGCGGATGACGAGCTTCCGCCGTGGGTGACTCCGATGCCTCCAAACGTGCGCCGCGCTCTCGAACTTCGCCAGGAGGCCGCCAAGAGCAGTACGGCGAAACTGGTCACCATGCGGGAGAAGGCGTCTGCGGACGGCCGGTTAAGGAACATGCACCAGTACCACGCCGCGTCCACAGGCCGATGGGGAGGCCGCGGAGTCCAACCCCAGAATTTTTTTAGAGGCAGACCGGGAATCACCTTCGAGGACATCGAGGCCATGTTCTCGATGCTGGGCGATAAGGAAAGACTCGACCTGTTCTATGGACCGGCCATGGCGGCGATTTCGGATTGTCTTCGCGGGATGCTGATTGCAGGCGAAGGAAATGAATTGGTCGCCTGCGACTTCTCCGCTGTCGAGGCTCGTGTACTACCGTGGCTGGCTGGACAGGAGAGCGTGCTGGAAGTATTCAGGACTCACGGGCTCATCTACGAGCACGCTGCGTCTACCATCTACCATGTGCCTTTGGAAGAGGTCACCAAAGCCCAGAGACAGAGCGGGAAGGTCGCGGTTCTCGCCCTCGGATTTGGCTCCGGCGTCGGCGGTTTTCAGGCTATGGCCCGCACATATAGCGTCGAAATTACCGACGAAGAAGCCGAAAACATCAAATTGGCCTGGCGCGCAGCAAATCAAAAAATTGTGCGGTATTGGTGGGAATTAGAAGAGGCAACAGCCTGCGCCATGAAGACTGGCGGCGTCCATTACGCCGGCGCTGGCGGTCGTCAGGTGAAGTTCCGCAAGTCGGGTTCCTTCCTGTGGGCTCTGCTGCCCAGCGGCCGTGCCCTGTGCTACCCCTACCCTGAGCTGAGAATGGTTACGACTCCGTGGGGCGAGGAAAAAGAACAATTGACCTTCATGACGGTCGTGGATCAGACTCAGAAAAAGAAAGCAAAGACACTGCCTGACCCGAACAGCAAGGGCCGTTGGCAAAGGGTCTCAACCTACGGCGGCTCGCTGGCTGAGAACATGACGCAAGCGATCGCGCGTGATCTGCTGGCCGACGCGATGCGTTTCATTGAAGCCGAGGGAATAGAGATAGTCATGCACGTTCACGACGAAGCCGTAGCAGAAGTCCGGCAGGATCGCGCCGAGTGGGCTTTACAGCGGATGGAAGAAATCATGTCAACGACGCCGCTGTGGGCAAAGGGACTGCCATTGGCTGCGGAAGGGTTCCACGCGAAGAGGTACAGAAAAGGATGAGTGAAACCAAGATCAGTTCTTTTGATGTATTGAAACGGATGTGCGATGACAACCTCGATATTCGTCTTGCAACTTCAGAAAACCTGCGCCACATGAACGCAGTCCACAAAGGCAAGGATACTGACATTACCATCGGCGTTGCAGGCAATGTGATCGGCGCGGTTATGAACAACGAGCTTCATTTGTGTCTGCTCATTTGGAACAAAGAGCAATATCAGGTGACGAAGGCGAAGATCGAGAAAGAGAGGGCCACGTGAACTGGATAACCGCCAAATACAAATCCGAATGCGTCTCCTGCACCCGTAACATCGACGAGGGCGAGCGCATTCTGTTTGACTTCGAAGAGCGCGAAGTCCGGTGCAGCAAGTGCGGGGAGAAGATCAAACCGGACCCGAAGAAAGGCCCGTTCGCGTGAAATTCACCATCGACATTCCGGACCAGGTGATCGACGAAGAGTCTGAACTCAAGGACTATCTCGACGCCTTGCAACTGATGGTGAATCGCATGGCCATGAGCCATTTCAAGTACGGGAACATGAGCGACAAGTTCCCAGACAGCGCGAATGCCGCAGAGGGTGTGAAGAAGCGCATGGCGATGTACAAAGAGTCCGGCAACACTGAAAACTGCCTCGATGCTGCGAATTACGCAGTGATCGAGTACCTGTTTTCATCCCACGAGAAAGCGCACTTCAGAGCGCAGGCCGCGCACGAATCACCGGGCCAGCCCTGGAAAGAAAGATGACGGAGACTCAAGCAAAACGATGCTCGCGCTGCGCAGAAATAAAGCCTTTAGGGGAATTTTATAAAACTGCCAACGGTGCTGTGCAATCTCGTTGTAAGGAATGTATGAATTGGTGTGCAAAGTGGCGTCGTGAAAATAAAGCTTTAGGAAAGTCTCCAGCGGTACATGGGGCTGTACTCTGCCCTATGTGTAGAGAAACAAAACCAGTGTTTGAATTTTACACAAACGAGAGCCGTAAAATCGACGCCGGATCGCAATGCCGATCTTGTAGGAAAAAAAGACGTGACAAAACGGCGTTATTACCTGGTATGCAAGAAAAAACGTGTACCAAGTGCGGGACGACGAAATCCCTAACTGAATTTTGTGTAAGAAAGCAGCAGGCCGGCGGCTTTAGATCACAGTGCAAGATATGCTTGGCACGTAAAGATAGACAGTATTACCAAACCCACAAGCAGATTTCCAACGATGGAAATCGCGCTTGGCTTCGCTTGTGGTCTAAAACACCGAAAGGTCGAGCCACGAAAATACTAAAGCGTGTTTACGGCAGGGCAAAGCAAAGAGGCATACCTTGTAACCTTTCTCTAGAGGATATTCAATTACCGGTTTTATGCCCGGTTTTTGGAACGGTTCTTGACTACGAATTTAAAGACGGAAAATTGGCTCCAAACAGCGCATCTCTCGATAGGCGTATTCCGGAGCTAGGCTATGTGAAAGGTAATGTCGAAATCATTTCCTGGAGAGCTAATAGGATAAAAACAAACGCCTCTCCTGAAGAATTGCTGAAGGTCGCGCTTTACTTTGGGATGATGTCATGACGAAACAAGCCGAATTCGCGTTGCGCTTGGCTAACAGCGGCTTCTTCGTTTTCCCATGCGGAGTCGGAACTAAATTGCCAGCTATTAAAGATTTTCCGAATAAAGCCACCACGGACCCAGAGCAGATTAAGATCTGGTGGAACGGTCAATCTAAAAACGTAGGCATAAGTACAAGTCGCTTTGGCGCGGACGGCGCTTTGCTTGTCGTGGATGTGGATGTTAAACGTGGTAAAAGAGGCGACCTCAGTCTTCTCCAATTGGAGATGGATGGGTTTACTTTCCCACCAACTTTTGAAACGCGAACACCAAGTGGTGGGAAGCACGTCTTCTACCATGTTCTTAAGGCATTAAGACAAGGAGTAGACACCCTCGGTTCGGGGCTCGACACAAGATCGTTGGGCGGTTACGTACTTGGGCCAAGTTCGATAATCGATGGCAAAGAATATGAAATAACGAGCACGAAGAACATTGCGGAGGCTCCAGAGTGGCTTGTGCAGCGCCTCGGTCAAGCCTGTAGTCGTAATGAGATTTCAGTTAAAGCTCTTCCTAATATTGACCCTAATCGAGCTGTTAAGAGAGCTGCAAGTTGGCTCTCTACCGCACCGATTGCCATCGAAGGTCAGGGGGGTGATGACGCGACCTACAAAGTCGCTCTACATTTGAAAGACCTAGGTTGTGACGCCGATCAAGCGCTCACGTTGCTCGCTTCCTGGAACGAGCGCTGCCTGCCCCCTTGGTCTCAAGAAGAACTTGAAGCTAAGGTCCGCAATGCGTTCAAGTATGGAAGAGAGATTAGCGGTGTTGCAGCTCCCGAGGCGATCTTCCCGCCGATCCCTGAACCTGTTCCAGAACCACCGAAAGATCATCCATTTGGAAAGTTCAACGAGCGTTTTGCTTTTGTCTTCTCCGGAGGAACCGGAAACATTTTGTGGGAGACTACGAGCCCCGACGGAGCGTATGTCTTTCACATGATGAACAAGCAGTCCTTCTTCGACATGAACGCTGCGAACAAATTGCAGATCGGGGACAAAAGCAAGGCCGTGGCACAACTGTGGATGGAATGGTTAGGACGCAGAAGCTATGACGGGGTAGTGTTCGAACCGGGGCTCACTGTGGACAAAAAATGGTACAACATGTGGCACGGATTCTCTGTCCAGCCCGCCGACTCTCCCGATCACCCGATGGTCGAGCGCTGGAAAGAACATCTGTTCGAGAACATCTGCAACAAGGACAAGAACCTGGCGGACTGGCTGACCTGCTGGTTCGCGCATCTGATTCAGAAGCCATACGAGAAGCCCCTGGTGGCGATTGTCTTCCGCGGCGGGAAGGGCGTAGGCAAGAATGCGCTGGTCGAGCGCGTCAGCAAACTGCTCGGCGGCCACGCCATGACCACGGCCCGGCGCCGGTACCTCGTGAGCAATTTCACAGCTCACCTTCAATACTCTTTGCTGTTCATTCTGGACGAAGCTTTCTGGTCCGGGGACAAAGAGTGCGAGGGCGTGGTCAAGGATCTGGTCACAGGCGCGAAGCACGTAATCGAGCCCAAGGGTAAGGAATCCTATACCGTCCGGAACCTGACGCGCGTAGTCGTGATCGGCAACGAGGAATGGCTGGTTCCCGCCAGCGAAGACGAGCGCCGCTGGGCTGTGTTCGAGGTGGGAGAAGGCCGCAGGCAGGACAGGCAGTACTTCACGGAGATGCGCGTGGGCCTCGACGAACAGGGAGGTGCAGCCCATCTGCTTCGCTACCTCATGGATTACAAGATTACGCAGGATGTCAATCAGGCTCCGAATACGGCCGGACTCGTTTCGCAGAAGATTTCGTCCTTGGAACCTGTCCAGCAATGGTGGTACGACACCCTCTCGGCCGGCACGATTGCAGGGGGAGACTGGGGAGGAGAATGGCCGGATACGATCCCAAGCAATCGATTGAGAGATGCCTTACGGCGCTGGGTCGGAAACCGCAACATCAAGGGCCGCCTGCCCAATGATGTGAACTTCGGAAAGATTCTCCGTCAAATGGCTCCCGGCTTCGAGAAGAAAAAACTCGGCACTCGTCTGGCGGACGGGGACACGAGCTATGCGTATTTCAAAGCGCCGCTTGAGGACTTGCGGCAGGAATTCGATACTTACATCGGGGGGTCCACGCCATGGCCGGAATGATCTTAAAAGGCGATGCGCTGGTGAGGCTGCAGGAACGGGATGAGAACTCTGTTGATTCCATTGTCACCGATCCTCCGTATGAAATCGGGTTTATGGGTAAAGCATGGGACCAGAACGGAAGCGCGCACTCCGTCCTAATATGGAGCGAATGCCTTCGTGTTCTCAAACCCGGAGGCTATTTACTCGCGTTTGGTGGATCGCGAACTTACCATCGAATTTGTTGCGCAATTGAGGACGCGGGGTTTGAAATTCGCGATCAGATTATGTGGCTATACGGAAGCGGTTTTCCGAAATCACATAACTTGGATGGGGATCGAGAAGGGTGGGGAACCGCTCTCAAACCGGCGCACGAACCTATTGTTGTCGCGAGGAAGCCGCTGGAAGAAACAGTTGCATCGAACGTTCTGAAGTGGGGAACCGGAGCGATCAATATCGATGGGTGCCGTGTCCATGCTAACGATGCAAAAGGCTACGCATACACCGTGACGAGGCTAAAACCCGGAGCTACTTTGAATAAAACAGGCGGCAATTGGCGTCCAGAAGAAGGCGGGATTGAGTACAACGGTCAAACACAGGATGGCCGTTGGCCTGCCAATTTGATTCATGACGGCAGCGATGAAGTTCTTTCCGCTTTCCCTTCTGCTCCCGGCCAAATAGCCGACGCTTCGACCAATGCAGAACAGCGCAAAACACAAAACTGCTACGGCGCAATGAAACGAGGCTCGCAAGAAGCATCTCGAGATTCTGACAACGAAGGTTTGGTCGGTTTCAAAATGAAGCCGGGCGCGCGTCGTCTGGATCAAGGCTCCGCAGCTCGATTTTTCTATTGCGCTAAAGCCAGCAAATCCGAGCGCGGTCCCGGCAACACCCATCCGACTGTAAAGCCCTTGGCCTTGATGCAGTATCTGTGCCGACTTGTGACTCCTCCCGGCGGAGTGGTCCTTGATCCGTTTTGCGGCAGCGGAAGCACAGGCGTAGCGGCTTTGAGAGAAGGTTTCAGCTTTATCGGCATAGATTTGGATTACGCTAACGAGTACATCGCCATAGCCAACAACCGTATTCTCGCAGAGGTTCTTTCATGAACCGACTCCTCACCGCCGATGAACTCGCGAAGCGATGGTCGACATCCCGCAGCTATCTGGCCAATCTGCGCAGCCAGGGGAAGGGTTGCCCCTACGTCAAGCTGAACCGGCGGGTGATGTACCGTGAATCGGACGTGACCGGATATGAAGACGCCAGGAGAATCATGATGGAATTCGTCAAGCCGAGAGCTTGCAAATAAATCTTTGTAGCCGATTGACTATTAGTAGAACTAATAGTACTTTCAATCCATGGCGCAGTTGCAGATTCCAATTACAGACGACTTGATGGCGCGGTTGAAAGCGTTGGCCGCGCTACGCCAGATGACTCTTACCGAATTAGTGAATAAAGTTCTGACGAGGACAACGAGAGCTTATGGAAAATAAGTCGACAAGCAGCCAGGAGAACCTGTGATCTGGATATATCGCCATCGTTTCTGGTGGATAGCCGCGCTCATCGTGGCAGGGTCGGGGCTGGCAATCTTTTACTTGATTCTGGATCGCAGTTGAGATGGGGAAGGAACTCATAGGAGGATGAAGATGACAGCGAGAAGCTGCCAGACTGCGAGCTTTGTGGCAGTGGCGACAAGGCTACTTGCGAGATAGAGGCTACCGATGTTACGCCAACAGACCGAGGCGATTGGGTCCAGCACTACAAGCAACCCTGCTGCCTCAAATGCTTCACCAAGAACGACAGTTTGGTGTTTTAGCGGGGCTGGCGATCCTTTACGGGATGCAGGGAAACCGGCGACGGAGTTGTCGCAAACGGAGATGAATCATGCAACCACATCAACAGAGAGTTATTGACGAGCAAGCAGAGGTAGGAACATTTCTGAGCACAACGCGAGACAGAGCCACAAAACTGGAAGCCTTCTTTGGCGCATCAGTATTCAAGGGACTTCCGCAGGATGAGCAAGGACGGCTGTTTCGGCAGGTCGCCATCATGAACACCGCAATCTTTGCGCTCACGGAGTACGTGACGGTGCTGGAGGCCCGCATACAAAACTTCCCACAGTAAACCGCGCCTGTCGATCTGGGTGGCGAGTGAGTGAAGGAGCAACATGGAAAATCGTTTCGTATTAGCCCATCCTGTCGAAGGTGGGGTTCAATGGTGGCAGATCAACGACATGGAGAAGATGTACGCCGTTTTCTCTGTGCAGGCGTCCGTGCCTCACGCGGAAGAGATTGCCAGATTCGCTTACGCGAAGATCACCGGCAGCGGAGTGGCTGCGGAGGACAATCGACATGATGAACCCAGAAACTAACAGATTTGAACCTGCCGCAAACGATGAGGACTTGCTGAGGGCATACGCGCGAGGCTGGAAGGTATTTGCCATCGGCGAGAAGGTAACCATCAAAGACACAGATTTTTCTGTGGTCGATATCAGCCCGACGAAGCTCGTGCTCCGGCCCTATGGACAGATCAATTTGCAGGCCGGGCAAGCAGAGGAAAAACAACATGCCCGATAGTAAGCCGATTCTATGTCTAGATTTTGACGGTGTGTGCCATCAGTACACGAGCGGATGGAAGGGGGCCGCAGTCATTCCTGATGAATACGTCCCCGGCCTATTCGAGTTCCTTGAAGCGGCTAAGGAGCACTTCGATGTGCAGATTTTCTCCTCGCGTAGTCATCAAGACGGCGGTGTTGAGGCAATGACTTGGTGGTTTATCGAGCAGAGAAAACTGTGGCGCTCTCGGGGGAACAAGCCGCCAGAGGACACGCCGCTGCACTTGTCGTTTCCGAAAGAAAAACCACCCGCATTCGTTTCAATCGATGACCGCTGCCTGCTGTTTGATGGGCAATGGCCAGCGATAGATTTGCTGAGGAACTTCAAGCCATGGAACAAGTGATCGCAAAGACCTTCCCCCGCTGTAGCTTCTGCCAGGCATTCCGCCCGCAGGACGTCCAGCACATCACCGCCCTGAGCCAGCAGGAAGAGAAAGAGCTTCTGACGGCGCAGGCCAAGCCGAGTCCGTGTCTGCGGCTGATGCCGTACTGCAAAGAGAGTCCGAGGTTGCGATGAACGAGAAGAAGAAATTCATGAAAATAGCATTGTTTGTTCCAGTCCTGCTGTTGGCAGGATGTTCCTATGTGAGTAAGCCTGCTGATCCAGCCGCACCGCTCACACAAGAAGATCAACCCACAACGGTACCTGAGAAGATCATAGCGGCTGTAAAACCCAAGCCAGTGATATTCCAAAATGGCGCTCATCCCACCGTGCGTCATGACTACTACGAGATGCATAAGCACGCATTCGACTGCAAAGATGACCCATACTCATGTAAGGAATGTCCCGTTGGATCACCTGAGCGAGCAATTTCTTTCACTCACGGTGCTTACCGCGATGTGCCTGTTGAGATCAATCGCTTCTTTGCCTGCTATGAAATTAATACGCTTGTGCCGGAAGCAGGATTCGATGTAGACAGTGATCAATTCCTATGTCAGCGCAGCCCGCAGGACGGCTTCGTGAAGTTTGGAGATAAAGTGTACTCCTGCAAACAGGAACAGGACGATTCGCCTGCCCAAACATTCAACCTAGGCACTATTCAACCGGGCGAAAGCAAGACCGTCACGATCCCCGTAACTGTTCAGCAGTGACATCGCCGAGGTTGACGTAGGGAGTGTAAGGAGAGAGATGACGGAACCTGTGCGCTCAATCACTGAAGTCCCAATGAAGTGCCCACTTTGTGGCTTTGAGTGTGGTTTTGGCGACTGCCTCGGCGACGGCGACGATTCGGGACAATGCCCACAGCCTGACTGTGGCGGCATGATGAAAGTGCAGCGCCACATGACCTTACGTGGATGGTCGGACGAGATTCACTGAAAGGATCGCAGTGAGAAGGAGACGCCAAAATGGACGTTAAGGAAAAGGAGGGAGACCGAGAGATGAACCCCACAAGCAAGAGGGCTGTAGTGTACGAGAATAGGATGGACCCTGAGTGTATCCCCATTTGTGATGCCTTAAATCTCTTACCTGGAATTGAAACCATTTCGTCTTGTTGTGGACATGGATTCCAACCATTCCGAATCTACTTCGTAGCCGAAGTTCTTGGGGACTTGAAGCCTATTTTGACAGTCATAGATGAATCCGAAACATGGCGTTTGCGATGCAGCATGACGACCGGCAATATGGAAATTTACTTCATCCTCGAATCGGCGAACGGATGGATCGACGCCTATGCTGCTGCAAACGGACTAGCAGAGCAGCTTTCAGCGGAGGTCAGGGATGAGCACACCCAGAAGTGAGCCGCAAGACTTGAACACGAAACTGCGTGCACGAAAGTGCGCAAGATGTGGGCATCCATCAGATTGGCACCGAGTCGATGATTCGGACCCAAGCAACTATGGACCGCCTGAGACGTGGAAGACGCGTTGCCTCGGCTACGACTGCGAAGTTGGTGGTGCGCCAGTCACAAACGGTTGTAAGTGCCCTAATTTTGTGGAGGCATCTAGTGACACCCAGAAGTGAGCCGGAGACCATGCCGGAAGATTTGCGCGAAGAGTATGACGAGATGCTAACCTGCGCCCTCCGTGATTCAGCGGAGCATTACAAAGACCGCTGCATCAAGTTCATCGAACGCATCGCCCGTGCTGAGGCTCGCATCGAGGCGCTCCAAGGGGAACTCAGCCGTTACGCTTCCATTGAGGGCAAGGAGCACCTTCAGACCATCGATGAGCGCGACAGGGCAGAGGAGACGTTAAGCCAAGCCTATTTCCTCATCACAGGACGGTCGCCAGAATGGTCTAACCTGTTCGGCTACGATGAGGCCCTTGAGGATATCGATGATACGCAAAAGTGCCTGCGGGCTGAGATCAATTCGCAGAAAGACACAATCAATGACATGCTGGCCGACCACGCCGAGCAGATCAAGGCTCTGACGGCTCTGCATGAAGGGATAGTGGGGGAGAAAGAACGACTCCGCACAGTGCCGATAGCGCTGAATTGGGATGGCTTGTCGCAAGAGCAAAAACTAGCTGTCCAATTTGAAGCACTCATGCCAATCATCAACCAACTCGGATTCAGATTCTATGAGGAATGTGGGCAGACGCTATTCCATGAAGGAGATGACTTTCAAATATTCATCGAGCGCATTCCAGAACCGCCGAGCGCCCCACCCGACACGCGGCCTGTGGAGGAGAAGTGAAGCGCGAATTCAAAGTTGAGGAGATTCCCGAGGGTTGGACTAGCTATGCGAAGAACTGGCAGGAAAAAGTCCAGCAACTAGAGATCGATGGCTGGCGCGTCTTGAACATCCAGCAGGGATGGAGAGGCTACAACCTCACGATCTGGATGGTCAGGGAGTCTGAAACAGCGCAAGTTCCTTCTGCCGGCGAGCGAGCAGTCCAGGCGACTGCTGAACCACCCCGTTGATGTGTTCATAGCACCAGCGAGTGATCTGGACAGGTACCTGGTCCCACCCATGAGAGAGCATCGTCGCCAGATTCACCGGGCCATCGTTGTACATGAAGTCCGAGCACGCATCAATCTGGTTCTGCGTGGCCGTTACGGGCAGTAGGCTGGCCAGATGAGGGTCGAAGCGGGTTGTGAGGTCTTGGCGTAGCAGGGCATCGCCTTGAGGCTCTGTGAGGCTGGCAGGAGGGGTTTCTCCGGGCTGCTGGTCATGGCCGTATCCCCACGCCAGTTTGCCGTTGTCGGGCTTGGGAACCGCGACAAATCCTTCGTTCCCTTTGATGAAGGCAATGCCGTTCTCGCTGGTGTTCACTTCTGCTCCGCCTCAATCTGACTCTTCAGCACCTCAACCGCGGCTTCAGCTCGGAACAGGTCCGCTTCTGTAGCTTTGGCTCCGTGGTTGGGCTCGATCTTGTCCAGCGCCTCGGACCCCAGGATGCCGATTTCCTTGCGTATGCCCGTGTCCTGTGTAGCCATGATGGCAAGGTCGGAGGACATTGTTATATCGGGCTCGCCACCGATGATCTTGCCGAGCGCCTGATCGATGACCACCAGGTCTTCGTGCAGGGGAGATTCTGCGTTGGCCTCGGCTTCCTGCTGGGCGCTTTCGGCGGGAGTAAGGGGTTGGATTGGGTCAATCATTGGGCCGCACTGAAATCCAGGTAAACGTACTTACCGGCCAACTTCTCGAAAAACTCGCTGGCTGCTGGGTTGGTGATGGTCAACTCAGCTGAACCCGATGGCGTCGAATTGGAAAAGCTTTCGTTCTCTGGGCTTGACTCATCGCCCTTGTAGACCGCATAGAGCTTGACCACAACATTTCCGTATTGATCCTTCAGGATGTTGCTGACTGTGAACTTTGCACGTACTCGATCCATGTTGTTTCTCCTTTTAAAATTCAGCATTAGTTCATTGATCGCTGCGTCGGTCTCAGCCTCGGAGGGATAATAATCCGAGTGCCATCCATAGCGACGTGAATAGACTTCAGCCATATTATGCGATTGGCGTCACCGGTTGGTAGTTAGCTGGATTAAAACCGCTCTGCGCCTGGAAGTAACCCGCCGTGCCAGCTTCCGCAGCCGTGATGTAGGCGTCGATCTGCGTCAGGGTAGCGGCCGGCAGTCCCGGAGTCTGCTTCAAGGTCGTCAGCACACCGATGATGGTCGCGTAGATCGTCATCAGCAGGTTTGGCGTTGATTGCGGGGTGCCGATGGATTGGAGCAGAGGATTGACCGCGTTCTCCAAGCCTGCAATGAGCGGCTCGAACGGTGCGCCTAGACCTGATGCCAGAAGAGCGACGTTGCCTGCCATTTCAAGGGCGGGAAGCCATGACTTGAGGGTAGTCCAGAAGGATGCCTGTGCGGGTGTTGCGGGTGCTGTGCTCATTTGGCCCCCGGTAGCGGCAATGCCGCCTGCTGCGTCTGTACCGCGTTCACGGCGTTCTGAGCCGCTGCCAGGTTCGCCGCGGTCGGGTTCTGATGGTAGACCAGGTACGCTGCGTCTGCCCCGTTCAGGGTCGCGGCAAACGTATTGAAAGCCGCCTTCACTTGAGGCGTCATGGTCAGCGTCCCCGATTGAGCTTGCTGCTGGACTGAGACGTAAAAGGCTCGCGCTCCCGACAGGACTTCGCCCATCGTCTGATCGACTTGGTTGTTGTACCCCGGTGCGAGCTGCGCTGGAGTGGTCGTTGTCGGGGTGCAGGCTGTCAGGTCGATTATCGCCGCCCCGCAAAAGCAGAGATACGAGATCGTGAACATCGTCAGAATGAAGCGTTTCATCTATCCTTCTTTCGGTGCCGCCGGGGTAGGGTTTGGCGTCACACTGACTGTCGTTGTCGTAGGAGGTTGGGTCGAGTCGTTGATGGGCACCTGGACAGCGTTCCGCGAAGCCAGTTGGCCGCTGATGAAGCCGAATGACCCGGAGACGATGTTGGATGCAATGGCGATTACGGCCATCGTTGCATTCGCCTGCGTGGGGATCTTGAGGGCGATGATGGAGAGGAAGACTGCGAACAAGATGAACATGCCAGCCCAGAACGCATTCGGATAATCTTTCATTCTTTACCGTCTTCCTGTCTCGTTTTGCTCATCCAACCCATTCAAGGAGTGTGACAATACCGCCATGGAAGCTCCCTATTCACTGATCTGTCTCGTAGTCGCCCTGGTCCTGTTCGGCATCGCCGCTTTCGTGTACCGCGATCCCCAGCCAGCGCCGTCGCCATGGGGTTGGGGCCGATTCATCGCAGCCGGGCTGATGTTCTACATGCTGTCGATTCTGGTACATCACTAGGGTTTGCCCTGCTCTTTCTGGTACTGCCGGACCTTCCCGCTGTCCCCGTCGCGCAGACCCTTCCGGTAGCAGGCCCAGCCATAAGCATCCATCTGCTCGCCCGTGTAGGTTTCATCTGCGCTGGTTGGCTTGCAGGGTGGTTGGTTAATGCCGCCGCAATTCGGAGCTGTGCCCATTTCAGTCACCTCTTGTCATTGACGATGGGGGCCTGTATTTCCTTGGGTTCATCTTGAGTCATCTGCGAATCTGTTGGTTGAGATTGTACGCTAGAATGCGGCTCTCGTGGCTCATAATCTGAGTGGAAAGTCATGTGATTCAAGCCCCATCCGAACAATGCGCCTACAAGGATGAAGACCAGACTTTGCAGAACGACGAGGACGATGAACATTCCCTTGATTCTGTCGCGGGAAGCCTCAAGATCATCAATGCGGTCTGCGTGGTCGCGGACGATGGGGCCGATTCTCTCTACCTCGGCCTGCACCAACGCAAGTTCCATGTCAGTGCTTCCAGACCCATGCTGATAGCCCACTCCATCACCCCGTCTGCGTCCTAAGTTGGGCACGGCTCACTCTCCGCTGTCGCCTGTTACGCGACTCCTATGTACAGGACAGCCCATCACGAATGCTCCTCTTTGCGCGTTCTTTCCGTCTCTGCTCCTGCTGCTCTGCCTCTTGCTTCCCCAAGCTGGTCTGCGTCCTCTACGCGCTTATCCAGCAAACTGTTCATGGAATGCTCGACATGGGCGATCTTCTGCCGGTTCAGCCAGCCCAGCCATGCCGCTACGAACGACCCGAGAGCGCCGGGGGCGGCGGCGATCAGAGCGATGGTTACTGCATCTGTCATTTCAACGTCACGCTGATTCCCGGCGCTGGAAGAGTTACCGTCGATGTGGGAATCGTTCCTTGAAACAAAACACTAGCAGGGCTAGGTCCACCTCCTGTAGGCGTGGAAGTCGCATAAGCGCAATAGATTTGCCCCGATACAAGAACCGAGCGGGAATCGACGTAATCCCAGTGAGCGTTGGTGGCTGTGGTGCTGTCTGGCGCGAGAGTTGACTGAATTTCGACGTAGGACGCATCCCCGATTGCGGGGCAAGTCCCGGAAGGAATCACAATCGCATAGATTTGCGCGGTACAGGCAACGGTGGTTGAGCAGCCTGCATTGTTGATGGAGTAGGTGGCGGTGTGGGCGGTAGCCGCCTGTGCAACTGCTAGATTGCAGCCGAACAGAACGAGGATGAGCAAGAGGAATTTCATTGAATCTCTCCGTTCGTGATGAATCCGTGCCAGCCATCGCAAGCGGGCTTGGCGGGATCGATGAGGATTGAGGGCGTGGTTGTAAGGTCCGAGTACCCCGTACCAGATGTATTCCATCGGCTTGGCTGGCCTTGTCAATTATGGCTTCCCTGATCGTCGGCCACTCCTCTTCCAGCGAATGAAACTTCTATCAGATGCGTTCCGATTGGCCCGTTGTTTTTGAGGAAGCAAACAGGGCAAAGAAACTGAATGCCTTGCGCTTCGGACAGAGTGTCAACCTGATGCAGATATTGCTGAAGGTCAGTTGGAGCGCGGCCGGTTTCTGGCTCCGGGATGCGTGTTTCGTAGCGCATGAATTGCGGCTCAAGTTCAGTTAATCGCATTCAATCTCCTAACACGATGATACTGATGGGCGGCGGTGCCAGGCCGGTAAACGTCCATGTCCCGCCGATGATCGAAGAACTGGTGTACGCCGTCTGGCAGGCAATGACGCGAATCACGGTCGAACTCGAAAGCGAACTCGACCCGGAATAGGAAGCACTGGAGCAGGTCGGTGCCGATCCATCGAACGTCGCGTGCATCGCGCATCCGGTGGTTGGCGAAGTGAACCCGACAGACAAAGGAAGAATGGTCGGCGGGACTGCGTAGCTGCCTGAGTAGTTCGGACCATTCTGGTAAGGGTTGCCGCAGGTTGCCGTGCCGCCCGTGAACGTCGCGGTATACGTGCTTGGCGTGGTCAGGCTGAAGGTGCAGGGGGAAGACGTGCAGCCAGAGGCGCTGCCGGTTCCCGCAACCGACGATAAAGTTGAACCGCCCGTGGCCGTCGCTGTACAGGTGACGGAGGTAGCGCTGGCATAGTTGCCGTTGGCGCAGTTCGAGCCTGTGATGGTTCCGGTCCCGCTGCCGGCAGTCGCCACCGTGAGATTGACCGTTCCGGCGCCTGAGTAATACACGCTGCCATCGAAGCTCGATTGCAGGGAGCCCGTAGACCCGTTCGTCAGGCCCCCAAGGTTATTGAGATAATTGTTCGCTGCGGGATTCAGATAAGCCGTTCCGCTGGTTCCGGAGATATTTCCTCCAGTCACTTCGGACCCGATGCCCGGATAGGGCGCAAGCAGGCCGGAAGGGAAGTTCCACCATGCCGGCGTGCCGGAGCGATAGAACGAGGGATAGCTGGCGTATGAGGTTGAAGGACTCGAAAGACCTGGATACGTCGATGCGCTCGAAGCTGTTGCGCAGGTATGTATCCCGGCCGTGACAGCATCCCAGTTGCCGCAGACCATCGAAGAGAAGGCCGGTCCCGCATTGCTTACGATGTCGTTGGGAACCGGGCCGGGAGGACTCAGGGTTCCGCCATAGCAGGTTGAGGAATACTCAGACCCGATCTGCCCTGTATCGCCCCACAGAAACACCATGCCGGAATTGCCGATCCCGCAGTCCGTTGTCGAGGCCATGTTGTACTGATAGCTCGTGGCATGACCGCCGTATCCGAGGACGTTATCCACGTAGTTTGCATACCGCGCGTAACCCATCGTGTTGAACGTCAGGTTGTTCTGCGTCTTGGTGGTGGAAGTCGAGGGATCGAAGCCGCTCAGAGCGTTGCGGAAGACCGTATTGGCAAAAGCTGTGCCGTGAATCGAATCTTCGGTGTGGCAGATGCCGATGTTGCCTTCCCAGAGATTGTAATAGTCTCCCGCGTTGTGATGGAACTGATCGCACTGCTGCCACTGGGGATCGCCGTTGTTGTAGTAGTTATCGACGGCATAGTTGTACCCAAAGACGTTTCCCGCTCCCCCCTCCATGATTTCGCAGGTCGGCATGTGCTGGCAGATATTGTTCTCGGCGAGGTTATCGGCGGACTCCCAGAAATCCACTCCATAACCCTCCGAAGATGGATCGGCCCCATACATGTAGGAATCCCTGACTGTGATGTGCGAGGAGTCGGCAACCCAGACATGCTTGTGAAACGCTCCCGAAGTCGAGTTGATCATCGAGACGTTCTTGACCCAGGAATTCGTAGCCCAGACAAACTGAATCATGGCCGCGTTCTGGCTGGAGGAAGGAACGGAAGACGTATCGACGGTCAGGTTCTCCAGCCCAAATCCATTCAAGGGCAGGGAAGAGGAGAAGGACATTTGCGGACTCTTGCCCGAGGACCATTGCGGGGCATAGATCGCGGGAGAGATGGTAATGCTTGTTCCCGAGATATTAGTTACGCTCACAAGCTGAGTCTGGGACTGACCCGGAATGACGTTTCCTCCATCTCCTTGTTGCGAGTAGGTTGTCGTTCCGTTGAACAGAGCGTTTCCGGTGTCGGTCGAATCGTCGTTCTGGCTCAGCATCAGCAGAGAACCGACATGAAGATTGGATAGAGATCCCGCCGAGCAAGTCCCTGCCGTCAGGACCGTTGTTCCGGCCGAGTAACCCGCCGTCCATGCGCAGAAGTTCGAAGTGCCTCCGAGAGCGTTGGAGTCGCCATTGTAGGGACAGATGGCCGTGGGGCCGATGCCAAGGCAATTCGTGCTGGTGCCTGAGAACTTCAGGATGGTGCTCTTTGGTCCCGCGCCTCGAAGAGTCACGTTGAGGGTTTGCGCCGAAATAATGAGCGACGTTGACCAGTTGTACGTCCCTGCTCCCAGAGAAACGGTTTCACCGGACGGACAGGACGTGATGGCAGAGGCCACCGCAGAAGGCGTTGCCGAGGACGTGAGCGATGTGCAGATCGTCGTTCTCGCCGGTATGGTGCCCGCTCCTGCTGCTGTCCACCCCGGCGCCGGATAGCGATTGGTATTCAGCAGGCCTGACGGGCTTTGCGCCATCAGGGGCAGGGCTACGAAGATGAGGAGAAGTTGCTTCATTTGATTGAAAAGGTTGCGCAAGAAAGACCGCTACCTGAAAAGGCTGAGAAGTACGGTTCAAGTTGAGGCGGCTGAATAGCGGTGCCGTCGCTTGCATAGTCGTAGACCCCACCGAGGAGAACGCGCCCAGTCGCATTCGTATTCAGCACGTCGGCAGGTGACCAATCTGGCCGACCAAGCGGTAGTTGCACGAGCGTCATTCCTGTGCTGTTCGGGCCCACCGCTGTGCATATTGCCCAAACGGCGGCACCTGAGGTCGGTGTGATTGAAGGTAATCCTATGGTCGTTGGCGAGCCGGTCGTGTATTGCGTTCCTGAAGTTATGTCGAAGGTGCGTGTGCCGCCAAGCTCGTAGAAACGGAGAGAGGGAGATGCTGTATTTGCAACCGAGAAACTAGCCGTGGTCTGCCCAGCACTAGCGACGATGCAAACCACTAGGCGCGGGTAATTTGTTCCGCTGCTGACATTGATCGAACATGTCCAACCAGAAGGTCCGGTAAATGATCCACTCGCATCTGCGGCGAAGATCAACATTGCGGTGGCACCGGAAGACTGCAAAGCGTTGGGAAACGTGTACGTCCACGACGTGCCCGACGCGAATTGAGTCTGGTCGCTTTGGAAAATCTTGTAAGGGAACTTACTACTGCTCGCAGCCGTCTGCCATCCCTGCGCCGAACCGCCTGAGTTCATGCCCCAGACTTGGTTCGCGGTGCCGTTCGATGTGATCTTTGCCGCGCTCCCGGTGGTGTTCTGATTGAAGGTTGGAAAGCTCGTCATGTTTGCAGCCGATATCGACGGAGCCGAGTTGTTGTAAAGTTTCCCGTTGGAATCTATGGCGACGACATTGGACTGAGTAGTCGTGGGATAGCCGAACGTCCGTGTGTAGCTGGCAGCATCAGTTGGATTCACGCTCAATACCCCACCTGAAGCTGTTCCCGTAATGGTGCTCGCGTTGGTGTCGAGCACCACATTGCCGTTCACGTTCAACGTACCGTTGTCGGTTGAAAGCGCAATTGCTACCCCGCCAGCGGCGTTGATTTGCGCGTTGACGAAGGTCACGCTTGAGCCGTCAGCCAGCGAAAACACCGGACCTGACGCCGTGGCATACCGACCGCCAATCACTACTAGACCCGCATTGACCTCTACAGATACGCCCCCGTCAAAGATGGCATTATCCACGGTTACAAAACCGTTCCCTCCGGGCAGCGTCAACTTACCATCAAAATGAGTCGTCTCAACAATGTCGTTCTCATCCCCAAAAGTAAGATTGCCAACGAAGACCGAATTGAGGATGATCCCGTCAGCGTCCATGCTGACCGACCCTGTGCCGTTATAGTTTTGGACATAAACGTGCTGGTCCGACGAGGTTATGGATGTGCTATCGGCCGGCAAGCTGTCAGCATCGTTGATAAGATTGGCCCACAAACCCGTTTGAAAGGCAGTCGGCGTCCCTGAAGACAAGCTGGCATCTATGTTTGTGTCCCTAACCATTGAGAAACCGCTTGACGGGCAGTTCCCCAGATAAACCGCGATCCCTGTGCCGGTATACCCTAGATACTGGTTATTCCCATACAGGGCGTTGTATTGAAAATGGTTGCTGCTACTGCACAGTGTTATCCCCTCTGGAATCTGGCATTGTGTGGGGGCCGACGGTCCGGTTGGAATAAACACTGCCGGATTGTTATCCAATGCAGCCTGAATCGCTGCTGAATCATCTGAATGTCCGTCGCACTTTGCGTTGTATGGTGCTTGGGTCACATCGACCGCGAAAGGCGGCACAATGGTTGGAATATCACCCGCTCCGTCAAAGAACTCGCTGCCGAACACATTCGTCGGAAGGCTGGAGACCGTGTGAACTGCGGACCCGTATAAGGGCGAGTTGGTGGTTAGTGTACCGCTAAGGTTGCCGGTCCCTCCACCGCCGCTGCCAAGTTGTGTCCACGTGCAACTCCCGCCGCTGGGGCTGCCTGGATACCAGATATCCCCGCTTCCCAGTGCGTTCCAGCGCCACGGTAAATTGCAGGGTGTAGTTCCCGAGGGATCGGCGCTGACGATGATGATCTGCGGGTTCGACACCTGCGCCGCCAGCGATAACGGAATCAGCAGAAGAGCTGCGAGGATTGCAGTTTTGAGAACGTTCATCGTTACCTCGTGATCCTGCATTTCATCGACATGGCACCCGGAGTGAACGTGAGAGTGTTGAGCAAAGAACTGGTCTGATTGATAGTGATGGTGTTGGAACTCTGCACAGTTGGCACATCGGTTGTCAATACATTGCCTGAGTTGGCTGATACGTCATAGCCCACGATCCCTGATCCCCCAGCGCTGACCGTGTATTTGCAGTCGGGAATATCTCCAACGGTCGCTCCTGTACAAGTCGCCGTTGTGGTATTCAAGCCTCCCGGCGCGATGCTGGTCGTGCTGAGAGCTTGGGTGACAGTGCAGATATCTTGTGTGCAGGTAGCGCCCGTGTTCGTGATGTGGCCCACCGTGTCAATCTGAAGGCAGTTCGTCCCGCTGCCCGCCGCCGCGCCGGCGTCAGTGATGTCGGTCAGAAACGCCGCGCCGGCCGAAGTGATGCGCATGTAGCCGCCCGAGCCCACGCAAAACATCGCGCCCGCCGGGCAGTCGCTGTTGCCATTGCCGATGACTTCCTTATTGAAGACGTAGAAACGGTTGTCTGTCGTGTTGACGGCGGCAATTTCGGTACCGGATGCGCCGAGCCAGAGGGTCGAAAACTCGCTATCGGCACTCGGCTGGAAGATGTAGCCGTTGGCCTGCGATGCGCCCGTTCCCTGACTAGAGGGAGCACCCCAGTACCAACCTTTGTAATTCACCGGCGTCGCACCGCCCGTGTAGATCGCCGAAGCGCTGGCGTTCGCCATGCCTTCAACGGCGGACGGGCCCGGGCCTCCCGAGGAAGCCAGGAAGTTGGTATTGAACCCATCAGGAGACGCCGAGGAGGTGTCGACAAGAATATCCCAGTACTGCCCGCTCGAGCGGTTGAGCGAGGTTTTTCCCTGGTTAATGAGCCACTGGTGATTCTGCAGCCAGTACTGCCAGGCGGTTCCGCAGCCGGTGACCTGATTGAACGAAGCCACGATGCCAGTACCTACCACGACAATATAGCCATCGGTATGGGCTTTTGCGAATACGCCTTGATAGCTTGACTGCACAGAAGCCGGAGAAGTACAAAGCGCATCGTCATTGCCGTGGTCGTTAATAAACAGATAAGCAGGAGTACCCGTCACTGCTGGACTGAGGGGATGAAGGTAAGCGGTGTAGTTTGAATTGATACCTGCGATGGTCACTGGAGCAGGAACAAATACTGATGTATTAGCTAACGCGGCGGTCGGGAAGGATGCCCGATTTGTAGTAAGAAACGGAAAGTTATTCATCGCGGTAGCCATCGAACCGCATGACGAGGGGCAGGTACCAGGAGTAAGTGATCCAACATTAATTTGGAAAGTTGTCGCACTCAGGCCCGAAGACAGAACCTGAAACAAGGTATGTCCGGTTCCGAGCGCCATGCCCGAAGGTACAGCAGGCCATCCGGTCAAGAACCTCGCGTTTACCCAATCGCCTGCCGCAAATCCGTTCGTGCCTGTGTTTACAAATGACACGATAGAACTTGAAGTAGACCAACTGCTCACTGAAACGAGGGGTTCGAGGGCATTGTGGTCATCGTCATTGATTGATGTGCCGGTGAAAACGAAAGTGGCGTTTGAGGCAATCGCGCCGCTTCCCGACCCTGAAGTCTCAAGATCGATCGTCGAGCCGCTGGGCGTAATGGTCACAGTCGAGCCTGTTGAGGTGAGGCTCAGGGCTCCCGAGAGGCCGTTGAGCAGGGACACGCCGCTGCCGGTTCCCGAGAAGGTGTAGGCATTGCCGATATGGCTCACGCCGGCGCCTGAGAACGTGAAAGCCCCGGTCAGCGTGTCTATCGAGGCTACGCCCGCACTCGCGCAGCTGCCCCAGCTCGGGGTGACGCCGGCGCCGCCGGAGATCGGGCATTGACCCGCCGTGCCGGCGCTGCCGCCCAACTCAAACGGTGAGGACCCGCCGGAGAGATTGATGCCGGCACTATAACCCTGGAGCGCGCTCCAGGCGTTGGCATGGCCAAGCGCCAGGTCAAGCGTGGTATTGGTCGAGGTCCCGCCGACCGTAAGCGTTCCGCCGGGGCTTGTGATCGTGTCACCGCCCCCACCACCACCGCCCCAGATGACCCAGGCCGCACCCGTTGACTGGCAGAGATTGAAGTGCGAGCCCCCGCCGGTCGTGCAGTCCGACGAGCTCGCCCCGTCAAAGACCGCCTGGAGCTTGTTGATATTCGGACCCGGCGCACCGAGCCCGGAGATTGGCGTTGCGTTGAGCGCAGCTGGAAAGTTCGAATCGAGACAGAGGGTGCTCGAGACCGCGATATAGCAGAGCGGCGGAGCCACCTGGACGTTCGAATTTACGGGCGACGCTGTACCTGCGTAGTAGACGATCAAGGCCGAAGTGTTCACATAGAACTCGGTCGCGGCATAAGGAGACGCAGTGCCGGATTGCCCCAGAGAAGCCACGATTGTGGCCGTACCAAGCGTAGTTCCTGTCAGCCCGGTCACGCCGGAGGTCGTTTGTTGAAGATCCCACGGCTGTTGGGCAGCAGCAGGCACAGAGGGTACGAGCGAAACGCCGGAAACCGTTTCCGTTTCCCCAACTGAAACCGTTACGGGTTCGGTGGCGTAGGCGTTGACCGAAGCTGCGTAAACCGCAGTCACGTTGGCAGGGATAACCCAAGGGGCTTGTGCCGCAAGTGCGCCCGTGAACGTCCAGGTGATCGAGCAGGCGCTGGGCGGAAATGTCCCCGTGTGCTGCTGCATGATCAGGTAGCCAGAAAGAAGATTGGCAACTGGAGCTAAACAATTGTTGTTCGCCCCGCTCGTACTCACTCCGGTAGGATAAATGACGACGTATTGGCCGCTCACGGGCGGCGTAATGGCGGTCTGGAGTGCGACAGGCGTTCCGGTTATCAAAATCTCATTGGTGCTTGGGTTGGTAACCGCAACACTTCCCGCGCCCACAACGTTCGGCAAAAGTGGCGTCAGCAGGTTTGTGCCGCCAACCTGGGTTGTGATCGCCGAACATCCGCCGGAACCGTTTGCACCCTGCGGCTGGTTCGTTCCGCCTGAAGTTGTGCAGCCGCCGCTGCCTCCAGTTGCCGCAATTGTCAGGGTATTGCCGCTCGGCGTGAGAGTGATATTCGAGCCTTGCGCCAGCGTCCATGCGGCCCACGGGGCAGAACCGGAGGTGAAGTTTCCGGGAAAGGTAAAAGTTGGGTTAGATTCAGCCGTAAATGCTAGCGCGGGATTGTGAGTCGGATCCGAGCCCAGCGATGTGGTAAAGAACGGATTAAACGGACCTGAAGTGAAACTGTTGAGCCCGCCACTTCCGCCCCCCTGACAGATATTTGCTGGCGCAGCAGCGATGATCTGCGCAGAGATATCGTCGACACTGCCCGCTCCAGTGACTGTGATCGGAGTGATGAACGCACCCGGAGGTTTGTAGCAGGAGAAAGTGAAAGTCCATGTCGAAGGCGACGGACAGATTTGTCCGGGATCGGCGAGAAGAACAGAAAACTTTCCAAAGGAATCGATCGTTCCGTTGACAGTGGTCTGAAAAGTTGAAACACAGCCAAGAAGCCCGAGCTGAGGCGAAGAAGAAAGATTGGTCCAGGCGGCACCGAAAGATCCGTTGGCGAGGATCGGGACCGTGGCCGTGGCCTGAATATAGCCCGCAGGAATAGACTGAGCCGAAGCTAGCGCGGGAAGGAGCAACAGAGCTAGGAGGACAGGCTTTTTCATTGAATTGCTCCCTGCGCAACCGGCTGCTGAACCTGTTGACTCGGTTGTCTGGCCGCTCCAGCTGTTGCCGCCACTAAAGCCGGGGCCACTTTGATCCCTTGCCGCTGAGCCAGAGTGACCAAGCCGGGAAGATCGCCGCGGAGATCGGGAGGGATTGATGCGAGATCTTCGGGTCGTGCCTTCGTCAAAAAATCAAGCAGCGGAGGGTAGCGCATCATGGTAGTGGCAGCTTTGGTTGTCGCAAATGTTCCAGCCGATTCCAGCGCCATCGCAGGAAGAGAAGGGATGTGGCCTCCCCAAAGTGCGCGCATGGCCTGGAAGACCGGCCACGTTGCAACCCATGTTCCGCGAGTTTGGGCTCTTCCTGCGCGAGCCTCAGCAGCAGCACGACGGGCAGCGACTAAATCAGGCGTGGAAATCTTCTGACGCGGTTTGAGTTCAACCGGAATCGTTTCGGCTTCGGGCAGAACCGGAGGCAGAGAGAGATTTGCCGCCCGAGGAGCAGGGACAGGTTCGACAACGCCGGGGAGAGGCAGATTGGCTCCAGCGGGAACCGGTTTGGCCTCGGGCGCGGAAATGTCGGCAGCAGACTTTCGCGCAGGAATCGTGATTTTCTCCTGAGCAGCGCTACGGACGTTCTGTGCAAGATTAGCCAGCGAATCTGAATACCGGCGCAGATTAGCAATGCCGCGGTCGCCTGCGTCGCCAGCGAATTTGTCTACCGCGACGGCAGGATCTTTCGCGAGAAGAGTCTGAGCAATCGGGGAACCTGAACCGGAAGGTCCAGTCGGCTCATGGAACGCATCCATGTAATTCCGGTAGAAAACTCGCGAATCCCAAAACTCTTTTCCAGCTCCGGCGCCACTGGCCATTTCCTGCATCATGTCACCGATGGCGTTGTGCAGTTCTTTGGTGGCCAGATAAACATCCCCAGGGAGGGTGCCTTTGGCAAGCTCCGCGCCGGTTTCCGTGTAATAGCCTTGAAGGTCACCGAAAGTAACGGGAGGAGCACCGGTGCCCATGCCTTGCTGTTTGAGCACGTCGTAAAGACGATTGGTTTTTGGAATCTGTGCGCCTTGGTATTCAATAAACTCAGGATCTGTCTCCGGATACTTGCCGAGGATGTCGCTGAAGGGTTTGGGAACGGTGGACGACCCAGATATTTTGGTCAGAGCGGCACGCGCAGCGGTGCCAAGATCGGCCCCTGGCCGAGTCACTGTGCCGACTTTTTCGCGCACAGCATCGAACATCGTGCCGGCACGATCGCGCAGAGCACGATCAAGCTGACGCAGGCCGTAGATCAGTTGCGACCCGCCAACCTGCAATTTACCTTCCTGATCAACCTTGGCACGTTCGGCAGCGGTGGCCGCGCGATTCTGTTGCGCTGCCTGACCGATCTTCTGGTTGTGCGCGCGCTGCGCTTCGGCGTTGGCACGAAGAGCCTCAGCACGATTAGTTGTGTATTTCTGTTGCGCGTTGCGTACATCCTGCTCGTACTTTTGTTTCGCTGCCAGATTCTTCGACTGGACTTTGGCGCGATCCTCTGCTGTTCCCGTGCGTGCCTTCTCGGTTGCATCACGAACAGACTGTTCGTACTGCTGTCGAAGTTTCAAAAGATTAGCACGATGATCGTAGTCAGCCTTAGCTTGATCCTGCCGCTGGCGCTCGAGACGATCTTCATTTACCACATCAATTTTGTCGTTCGCTGCCTGAGTTTCCTTGACCAATCGATTTACTGGACCGGCACCAGTATCCGTTATCGCGCGAGCGAGATTTTCGGGAATGTTCTTAACTCCCCGGACCACATCCAGCATTGGCTGTGTGACAGCGTCGACAGCTTTGGGCCCATATTTTCCGGTAAGGTAAAGAGTCGTTGCGTCGCCGCCTAGATTTCCGAGCGCGGCCATGGGGCCGAGATCGGAAGTATCCTGCTGCAAGCCTTTGTAGGAGTTCTCAGCCATGGCCGCCGGGTCCAGGCTTTCCAGCGCCGCTGAATCGCCGTGACTGATTCCCGTCGCTGTCTGCGCCAACCCTGACGGTAGCCCAGCCAATCCGCGTATGGTTCGGTTGGTTACATTGAACGGAAGTTTTTCAACGTTGCCTGCAGCGGCATTAGCCTGCTGCCACCAACTTCCTTCAAGCGGCGTATCCGGCATCGTCTCGGTCATGCGCGCCAGGAGAGATTTAACCTGACCGGTCGCACGCGACAAGGAGCCGTTGTGCGCAGTGTCTTGCTGGTAGCGCGGAGCCTCATCCGGATGGAGCTTGTACCCTGCGGCGAGGGCGTCCTGCACGCGATTGTAAGGAACTTGGATTTCCGGCTTGCTGACTTGCCCCGCATTGAAATCGTAACTGCCCATGCGGTAGAGACCGTAGCCGGTACCGGTAGCAGGGTCGATGGTGTTGGTGGTGAGATCAGGCGAAGATTGGTCGGAGGCAGGTGAAACTGTCGCTGCTGGCGCGGCTTCATATTGCGACCACTTATCGTGTTTAGCAGCAGGAGACGCAACCTCGTACTGCGCCCACTTGTCATTGGCTGGCATCAGGGTGGTCCTTCCTGAATGCAGCTACCTGATCGCGAGGGATGTTGTAAATTTTACCGCCGGCCTTGAGCGTAACTGTGCCTTTCGGTGCGGCAGATTGTGCTCCCGGCAGCCTGTTATTAGCTGTCAGCCAAGGAGTCATTGTTTCTCGTATAACACCCAGCGCGGCCTTCAACGCGGCCGGATTGGTTCTCCAACTTCCCAGCGTATTTTGCAGGTCTTGAATTGTGTGGATGTTTCTGCCGCCAAACACCGCGACTCCGTGTTCGGACCCAAGCAAAGAAGACATCAAAAATGCCTGTGCATCCGGATCTTGATTGCCCATCCAAACCTGAAGTTGAGTCAGTTGTCCCGCGCCCGGCCCTGTCAGGTTAGGATCGCGGTTCAGGATGCTCTCCATGCGATTCACTTGCTGAATAGCGGAGTTAGCGAGCATCGCATTCTTTTTGTCTGCTGCATCGGCTGTACCGGCAGCGGCAGTCCGGGGCGGAGCGCCAGCCTTGTTCGCCGCTAATACCGCAGCTATCGGCACATCTACAGCCGCTCCAGAATCATCGGTGATAGGTGTTATGTGGTACTGCGCATACGCTTTCCCTAGCGCCTGCATTCTCGCTATCCCCGGCTCGTCCATGGTACTCAGACTGGCCTGCATTTGCGCCGTCTCTTCAGCGGTTAACGGTGGTCCCTGTTTGCGGTCGGCAAGAAGCTTTTTAGTGTAAAGCTGCATGTATTGGGTCGCAGGGGGAAGTGGATGCGCGGCGACAGGCTTTTCCCAAAGCACTGGATTTTCAATCTCTTTTCCCTCTGAATCGTAGTATCGGCCTCCGCTAAAGGAGGCGCCGATCGGCTGGCCATCCGACCCTTTGAGAGTTACCGGCTTGGCGACTCCCATACCGGTTGCGGGATATGCGCCGGTACCGCCGTAGATGCGATACCCAAGGTCCGCGAGTACGTTGGGGGGAACTTGTATTCCCATCGCATCAAAGGCATCTTTCAATCCCTTGGTTGCTTGCTTAAGCTCATCGGCGGGAGCTTGGCCGGGAATTTTGACTGCTTTGTATTCGCCGTTGACCAAGGAAGGCCGCATCCAGCTTCCTTCAGGAGCGGAATAGTAGTCTTTGGTGCCAGGAATTTGAGAAGGGGCATTACCCGCGGTGATCCGTTGCTGATCGAGTTGCGCGGCCAGTTTCTGTGTCGTAAGCTGCGCCTGCTTTAACGCCTGCTCCGAAGCGAAATCAGCCGCATCCCGCTGCCGTGCGGTGCGCAGGTCCGCGGCATCCGACATAGCCGGCGCGACCGGAGCGAGAACAGAAAGTGCATTCCAGAATCCCATATCCTAGCTCCCCGCGGCGAGATCGCTTGCATAATCAGGTTGGTAAATGCTGCTCAGATCGAGAGTCTGATTGTCCGGAACAGGCGGAATGTAGCTACTCGAGTCCAGATAAGATGGGGCGGTTTGCGGTGGATTGGTGACATTACCTGCATTCACCAATTGCATAAGATTGGTGAGCGTGGAAGCACCGGGATACGGATTCGAACCGGGCAATTGCGAAAACGCTTTGGTCAGCGCAGACAGGCCATTCTGCATTTGGAGTTGGGGCGGGATGGCGCCCCCGCCAAGATTGAGCGCCTGCAATGCGTCCTGATACCCCTGTTGCTGGTTCTGCTGAATGTAGGGGGCGATGGCCTGCGCTTCGACCTGTTCAGAAATCTGCGGCGAGTCGGAGAGCCCTCGGGAAGCGAGATAGCCCTGTGTTTCGTTTGCCACGCCTTTTTGCAATCCGGCCGTTAGTGGCTGGGTGAACTGCGCAGCATAAGCGTTCAGTTTCGTCGGGTCCTGGGCATAGGACCGAAGCTGATTTTGATATTGCTGATTCTGGTACTGATTGTAAAGATTGTAGGCTGTGGAACCAAGGCCGGCGACTTCTGTACCCGCTTTAAGTTCGGGCTGGATCGCGGATAGCAATTGAGTAAGTCCGTCCATTGGGTCCCCTTTCACTACACAAGCGGGTTAGCGAGTTCAAACTGATTTTGCGGTACGGCGGGTTGAGACTGCCAATTGCCACCGGAGAGATTTCCAGGAGCGCCGGGGCCGCTGAGACCGAGCCCGCTGCCTCCACCGCCATTGCGTAAAGCCGCCAAGATTGAGGCGATGTCGGGGCTGCCTGCCGAACCCGGTGCACCTGCGTTTGCACCCGAAACTCCGCTCGAGCCCACACCGGTTCCTGTGCTTGTGCCTGACCCACTTTGATAACCAGGATACCCGGCCAACAGATCCGTCAACGCTGCGGTTCCTGAATCTGTGAGCGACCCTCCGGTTTGCTCCTGTGATTGGCCCTGCGCGCCCAGGACCGCTTCTTGTTTGGTTAGATTCGCCTGGTTGGCTTGCGCCTGTTGCTGCTTGAGCAGAGCTTGTTGTTGCGCCTTCTGGGCATCAGATGCCTGATCACTGGATTGCACGCCTTCATAAATGCTGGTGCCGACACCGGCCGCGCCTACGATGACTGAGATAAGCGGAATAAGCGCTGCGGGCATGTCTAGTTCCTGCTTTCTGTGGTTCCGGTCAGCGATCCGGCGCCGAGCGATCCCTGAAAAGGCATGATCTTTGCTCCGGCCATCCGTTGTATGATCCGAGCCATCTTGACCTCTTCCGGCCGGTTATCTGCGAGCAGCGTCAAAAAACCGACACAACCGCGCAGACGAGCCGCCGCGAAAACCTGAGGGAGGGCTTCCAGGAACCAGTTTAGAGGGATTAGAGGGGGAAGGGGCGAAAGAGCGAGGACGCGCCATAACACTAACCATCCGTGGGCGAAAGAGCAAACGACGAGCGCAAAGGGTTGAGGCGGAACAGGATCAAAAGGACCAAGGATGCTGACTGGTTCGACAACCCAGGCCCATTCAGGAACAAGAAAAGGCATCCCGGTATCGAGGAGAGCGGAAGGGAGAGTGTCTTGCTCACCTTTGCGAAGATTGCGGGCATGGATGGTTTGACTCATCCAATGATCCTCCGCGCGAGTGACGATTTTGGTGAGACGGCCCAATCGACAGCATCGATTACACCGGGAGCGCCACCGCCATTTCCGCTGATATCCAGGTGCGCACGCTCTCCATTCAGGAAAATCTTGACGTTGACTTCAAACAAATTCGATCCGCCCATCGGCACAATATCGATAGCCTGCGAGCCAAGTTGTTTTCCATCCAGCCATAAGCTTGCAACAATCGACTTGACCATAGCTGCGTTTCCGTAGCCCCGGATTACAGCCTGCTGGAAAAAGAGTCGCTGGCTCGATCCCTCGCCAAACACATCCGGACTTCTAAACGACCAATTCACTGCTGACTGATCGCTTGCGCTCTGATCCCAGTTCAAATCGCCTGCCTGCAGCCGCTGTACTGTCCCATCGGTCTTTCCGGCGAGGACTAGCGGATATCCTTCGCCGACCGCAACAGCCGAGAGTGCGGTGACAGGCCAGGGAAGATCGAGCACAGTCCACGCCTTCATCACCAGGTCGTAGACGAACAGGCGGGTCAACTGGCCGGCAGAGCCCAGCAACGGCATCGCGCAAAGATACATCGGTGGCTGAGTGGTCTGACCCGATTGCGAGAGGTAAAGAAAAGACGGGTCGACAGGAGTGAGGTCAGACTCCGAGTCCACGCCTCCGAATAGATACGGCCGGATGTCTTCTGAAATGAGCCGGTCATTGATACCGTCAAATACCGCGAATCCAAGGTGCGAGAACCGGACGACGCCAAAGCCGGGCAGGAATTGAATCGATCGTGCGGCAATGCAGCCGAGGTTGGTCTGCGCCGGCTGGATCTCGAAGGAACTCGAGCCAAACACACCGATGACCTGATAGGTGGTGAATTCTTTGAATACGCACAGAGAACCGGTGGGGGAGATTCCCAGTGCGGCGATTGTAAACGGTTGCAACCCGGTAAGCTGTGTTCCATCGTCTCGACCAATAAAGGCCGTGTTGACCGGATTCCACGAGTTCGGATTATTGGAATCGGACATCTTGAGACAGGTTGGTCCGTCGATGTTGTCGGAAGTGGTGGCCGGAGAAGTGTTGGCCAGCCAGAGCGAGCCCGCGTACGCGACCGCATGCGCGGCACCACGGGGAGCAGTGGAGGCGACGATAAGCCCTTGAGACGTCCAGATTACGCTGCCGTCAGCGGTCTCCGCCCCTTTAGCGGGAGCCCACGTAGGAGGACCGGGAGTTTGTGAAACGCCTCCCTGAGTCGCCACGTAGTAGTTCCCCGCACCATCCGTGACTACGGATCCGGTGAGCCATGCGACAGATGGTTGCCAGGTTGGGTACGCAGCCGTGAAGATGTTGGTCAAAGCAGTCACGGGACCGGCAGGGCCGGTCGACGGATCGTAAGCCTGAGGAGGATAGCCGTTGCCCAGAATCAAGATGGACTTGCTGGCAAATTGGACAAGTTGCGGAAGTGGCCCCGCGATCCCGCTGATTCCGCCATAAGGAGAAAAGCCGGCTATGGACGGAAAGGCGTTGAATCCGACTGAACCGGGAGCAAGAGTCGCGGGTTGAGGCGGGGTAAAAGGAAACACACCCGCGGTGACTTCGGTGAAAGTCACCTGGGGCGAGGTATTGGCCAGAGCAGTATCTACGTAGAGCAGAAGCTCGTATGTGTTATTGAACGTAGGAGAAGGAAAGACGGCCGGAGTGGTAGGGAGAACGCCAGTGAAAGCAAAAGTGGTCCCTGTCGAAGTGCCGAGCGAGATGTAGTTAGGAAAGACCTGAAGAGGCGGCCGATAGACGTAGTAGATCGTGTAGCCAGTCGCGCCGGCAACCGCAGTCCACGAAAAATTGACCGTATTGAATGCAACACCCGGAGCCGCGGTGACTGCGGAATTTTTGGCGTTAGTGTGCTCGGAGCCAAGATTCGCCACAATCGCAAATGTGTAAGGGCCAGCAGGATTATCGGATCCGTTGACGAAGGACGAAATCGCAAAATTGGTGACGTCGGCGAGCTGTGGAGTAGAAGCGTAGGCCAGCAATTCGTAGTAGGGAAATTGACCGGGCTGAAGGTTGGCGAACGCAGCAATGGCGGAGATTAAGGAGGCCGGAGAGATAGGAGCAGAAATGGCCTGGGAACCATCGGCAATCTGGAGAGATCCACGTTGGGTAAAAAGCAGATTGCTGAGACGGGTCAACGCACCGGGAGGCTGGGAAAGGGCGCCCGTTGATGCAACGAGCTTGGCGAACTTGCGTTGGGAGATTATTTTCGCACTCACGGTAGAATGACCCCGCCAAAGTAGCCACCGAGGCCGGAGACGGTCTCTGGGCCAGTAACTCCACCCACTTGCACGCGACGAGGACTCATAACCTCTCGATTTCCCTTGATCGAAAGGCATTTTTGCTCAACCACTTTCAACAACGATTGCTGTCCCTCGAGATCCTGCTCCGCGCCCTTGAATCGGCTTGACAGATAATCCTTCAAAACATCGATCCATGCAGGCGGAAGGTTCAATTGACTGTTTGCCTGCCCACGCAAATAATGCAGAGGGTAACGCAAGCCAGAGAGATAGATGTTGCACTCGGTCAGCGGAGTTCCGTTAGGCCAGCCTTGCGCGATAGTTCCCCCCATACCACGGGTACAAGGACCGAGTGTGTTGGATTGATTCCCCGAGTAATACAATAATTCGCAGGCGGAAGGATCCGCAGGGTAAGGACCGAGAAGCGCCAGCCCGAATCCAAGAACCCAGCCGGAAGAGCCCGGTGTGTAAGGAATGTTTACAGCGTTGGGTAAAAGAGGCAAATCCATGATTCCGGTGTCCACGGCTCCGTTCCCGGAAGTCCGGCTTGATTGCGGGTATAGTTCGATCTGCTGAACGACCGAATCTTGATTCATCACCGCCGTGCCGCTGATTCCGACAACATTCGAGCGGCGAAAGATGTCGGATTTATTGCCGAATGTGATTGGCCAGCCGTCGAAAAATCCTGCGGAAATTTTCCGCCAATTGGAAATGGGCTGATACTGAGCCTGCCCCGCTGTGCTCGGAATCCCAGTCACATCGCGAATGCCATCCGTAAGCCCGCAGATGTAATCCAACCCCTCGTTGATCCAGCGATACAAAGCCGCTGCACTCAGCGCCGTTCCATCCGTATCCGGCAGCCATGCTGAAGACCTTGTAGGCGCAAACCCTGGCGTGATGGCCCCTTGTGCAGTCCCGGTTCCCGAGAGCGTGAACGCGAGGGAGAACGCGCCGATGCCACTGGAAGGAATCTCGTACTCGGAATAGCGATCCTCGCCGCCTGCCGCGCCGAGAGTGAAATAAACGCGCAACGCAGTCGCAGCGAATGAGCAGATTCCGGTCAGAGTGAAAGTGGCGCCGATCGCGCCCGTCGTGAGCGCGATCTCTGCGGAAACAGGAGACTCGCCCCAGGGAGTGAGCTGCGTAACGGTAAACCAGATATTCAATGTGCCGGTCGGAGACGGAGTAACGCCGTTGAGAGTAGGTGCCGGAAGTGCGGAAGGAACGTCAGCCGCTTGTTCCCGGAGCGCCATGAGAGCATCACCCACTAATGACCATTGAGACATGGCTACTTCCTCTTCGCTGCTGCTTTGGGTGGAGTGCGCTTGACTGGCGCGCGAGTCGGCCGACGATTAGCGATGCGCGGCGAATCTGGATCGGTGACAGAATCGGCAGTATCGCGCATTCTTTCCTGCTGGCGCTTGATGCCTTCTTTGCCAACCTCAGACATATAGGCGTCGTTAGAGTACCAACCTGCGCTACGCTGCGCATTTTTGTTCGACGTATCGCGAGCCCTGTTCCTGTCGATATACGGCATCTGCGCACCAGCGCCAGCCCAACTATCCGATTGAGGCATCCTATCCTCCCTACAAAAAAGCGGCGGTAGCTCCCGGTCAGGTAGAGCTACCGCCGACATTGGAGCCGCGGTGAACGATGACAGGCTAACCAGCCTAAACGAGCGAGACTTCCGCATCCAGCGGGATCGAAGTTCCGCCACCACCAG